ATGCGAACCGCCTCTGATTTATTAAAAAAGGCGAAAAATGATTTTGAACTACTAAAGACCAACCCCGACGACGCATATCTTTTCTTCAACTTCGTGGTGACTTCCAGCCACATTTTCGATTGGGCAGGGAAGCCACAACTTACGCAAGACGAGAAATACTTGCACGGCATATGCGAACATATAGCAAATGCATCGAAGCACTTCGCGCTCAACAATCGAAAAAATGACTCTGTTCGATCCCTAGAAAAGGAAGAATATTTTGAGGATGACTACATTGAAGACGGGTACATCATGCCTCAAATCGATATAGTGCTAACGGATAAGCACGGCGTCCCAGACAATACCCGAATCGAACTAATCCAATTCGGCCAGAGCCTGATTGAGATGTGGGAAAATCGATTGTCTAAAGGTAGCATGAAGGGTTTACCATCTGATCTAAGCAAGGAACCATAAGGCTGCTGGCAATGCTTTTCATGCATATTCAGCGAACTCTCCCGCTTCGCCTCGGGCCGACCAATCATGTCGGCCGGCATACGGCCGGCGAAGTAGCTAGAAAGCCTATGAAGGCTGCGTAATCCCGCAGCGGCGGGCAAACTCGATCAGGTCGACCAGCGAGGTTGCGTGCAGCTTTGATAGCATTCTGGTTTTGTAGGAACTGACGGTCTTGGTGTGGATACTGAGCGCTTGTGCTATGTCCTTTGGGCGGCTTCCACTCACGAGCATCCGCAACACTACGAGTTCCTTATTTGTGAGCTGTTGAAGCGCCGTTTCATCCATCGCCTTCCAATGCCTGCCGCCAGAGGTAATTGGAAACACAGCGAAGCCAGCTGCGACACGTTCCACGCAATTCGCAATTGCGGGCAGATCCAACGCCTTGTTGATGAAGCCATATGCGCCGGCATCTCGTGCGCGCCCTACATAAAGCGCCTCAGAGTGTCCAGTCATCATAACCGCACGCGAATTTGGCGCTGCTTGACGCAAGCGAGTCAAGAGAGAGATCCCGTCAATCCCAGGCAGCACCACGTCCAATAGAATCAGATCGGGTTTCGCTGAGCGTGCAATGCGTAGCGCTTCTACCCCGTCCCGAGCCTCAAATGTCTCGCTCACCCACGCAAGCCGTGAAAAGTAGTCGCGCAGCGCGTAGCGAACGACAGGATGGTCGTCGACAATAAGGACGGTGGGCATGGCACGGTGTGCATTGGTTGACCGAGGATCGATTCTGCAGCCTGGATCTCCAATTGCACTGACCTGCCTCAAACTTCAACAGAGATTAGGCTGCGGCGGGCATCCATCGTGCACAATCCCGGCCCCAAGGGTCAGATCAAGAAACTGCCAGATTGCTACCCCACAAAGGGGCTATTCAGGTACATGGGCTCGTGGACGTTAGGTCGTTGCCAGGATTCAAACCACAAACGTCCATTTCGTACAATGCGTGCTATCAAGACAATTCTGTTCCACCTGCTTCGCACTTTCCGCGGGCTCTTCCTGCTCGCCTGCAAACTGCTGTCCGGCGTTTTCCTGCTTGGCTTCGGAATAGCCCTCTTCAGCGGCGATCGCCTTGGCCTCGGCAGCAAGATCTCGCTGCTGGCGCTGGCTGTGGGCTTTGGTGCATTGGCATGGTATTACGACATGCTCATGCTTAAGCTGAAGCCCGATAACGTCGAATTGACCCTCTTCCAATAAGCCGCAGCCGAGCGAGCGGGATATCACGTCGGCCAAGCCTTCACCGTTCTGGCGTGCTTGGCCGCGCAGTCTCCCAACGACCTCAGCAGATCGTTCATCATCCACTCCTGCCAGACGTCATAGTCAGCCACCTCCGGCGCGTCCGGCACCTTGCACGGTGCCGCCAGAGCGCTATCGAGAGGCGGCGGCTTGCTTGGCAGCGTCGACGGCACTGGCGAGCTGGCGCATCCGGAAATCGTCAGGGCGACAATCAACAGGCAAAGGCTTCGCATTCTTCAGATCCTTCCGGATGGCGTCGAGTTTGGCGCCTAAATCCGTTTTGACGGTCAGGTAGTCGTCCGCACTATGGCGGATCCGGGCACCGGCCTCCCGAAGATCGCCCAGAGCCTTGTTGGCACTCACCAGGTCCGCCTGCGCGCGCGCGGCGCTTTGCCTCGCGATCTCGGCGTCCTTGCGCCAGCCGTTGGTCATCCATCCGGCAGCAAACAGGCCGGCCGCGAGTACACCCGCGAGGCTCCCCATGCCGATGGTGCGCCACGGCAAGAGTTTCGGGTTCCAGGTCATGCTGCGGATCTCCCCACCGCAATGGCGTCGGCTCCCTTCATCCCAATGAACAGCGCACACTCCGCCGCGCGGCGGCGGATCAGGCCTCGTTGGGGCACTCCGCCTGCCTTGTTCCAAAGGGAAAACTGGCCTCTTGCAGCATTAAAGTCGCCGGCGTTGACGCGTCGCAGCAGGGTCGAAGGCTTGCCGCTCGCCAGCGTCACCAGGCCATCTTTCTTGTCCTTCTTGCCCGGACCCACGTTGAAGCAAAATGAAACCAGCGCGTCGAACTGTCCTTGCGTCAATGGCACAGTCACAGCGTCGGAGACTATCCGCTCATGGTCGGCGATATCCGCACAAAGCAGTTCGTCAGCACGCGCCTGCGTGATCGTCATACCGAGTCGAACGTCCGGCCCCGTGTGGCCCCAGCCGATGGTTGGAACGCCTCCGCTGTCGAAATACGCAGACAACCGGCAGCTCTCGAAGTACTTGATGACAGCGAGTCCGTTGGCGGAAATCTTCATGCCCAGCCCCCAAAAAAAAGAAAGGCCACCTGAAGGTGGCCATTTCAACGTCAAGTGAAGTTCAGGATCTGGAGCCGTGGTCTCTGCGATCCAGCACGATTCGAACGGCGTCAAGAATCACGGACAGGTCGCCGCGAGTTACCCAGACCAGCCAAAGCACAATCAGATTTACCGCCACCTCCGTAGGCTCAACCGGCGTGTAATAGACGCCGCACCAGGTGCGCGCGGCCAGTACGCCATAGACTGCAACAAAGGCATACCTAGCCAAGCGTGCGTGCGCCGCCATCGGGGCTTCGGCCTTGCGCCGTACAAACAGCAGAATCGAGAAGATCGCCGTCGAGATGACGCCGTTGGCCACCAGCAGCCCAAAGTCTGCTGCCCCTTTTGCATTCAGGTACAACATCAGCTCATTCACCGGGGTCCCCTCCCATCAATCGATCTACCAGGCGGTTGAGAACTTGCGGAATGGCCCTCTCGGACCAGTCCAGCACAATCACGGCTACCGCCACCACCGCGGCGGCCGAAAAGAATGCCGCCAGCCAAGCGGGCAACCATCCGAATGCCAACTGCACGTCGGGCGCAATTGCGTATCCACCGACGAGCGAGATGCAAAAATAGAGTGCCTTCTTGATCCAGTGGGGCTCCTTGCTGCGCAACAGGAATACCACCGCCCCACAGAACACGCCGCTTAGCATCGCGACATTTGGCTTGGACACAACAGTGCCCAGCGCGAGACCGCTTACCATCCCGGTAACCACCGCGGCGCCTGCCGACGAGACTGGCTCAGCCATGTACCCTCCGAAACGCAATTGAACACCGGCACGGGGAACACCCACGGTGATGCACCGCTCCCCGGCCTACAAGGGCCACTCTCATACCCCCTCCGGCCACTCGATGGGCGGCATCGCAGACACAAAGTCCTCGATCGAAGGTAGCGGCTTGGAAGCTACCTGCACCGAAGCGATCTGCTCGAGTCCGTATCGCCAGACCGCATCCCGCCATACGCACAACGCCGCCGCCTCCGCGGCGAACTTCGGGATGCTGCTCTGCAAATAGGTGATCGCGGACTTGATGTCGTCGTAGCCGCGGCTGCGCGCGGTGGAGTCCATCTCCCGTTGCAGCGCCCCAATGTAGGCATCGGCGATGCTCTCTGCGGTCGGCGGCTTCGGCGGTGCGAATTCTCCGTGCTCATACGTCCAGCCGACAGCCACGTCGCCTGAACAATTGACCCACACCAGCGACGGATGAAATTCGGGAAACGGCTCAGCCGTCAGCAGTTCCACAACCTGACCCTGCTCAACCCTTGCCTTGGTCACCATTACGCATACTCCCTGAGAATCACAAGGCCATCCGATCCGCGCCCAGACCGAAATCCAGTGTCTGCGCCATTCCCTCCGGCGCCGCCAGCCCCCCTGCCACTCCCATGTGGAGTAGGAGTTGAGCCGCCAATGCGAATGGCGCCCATCCCACCAAAGCCGAACATTGAATTTCCCCCACGGCTGTAGTTGGAGTACGTCGTCGTTTGAACTGGTTCGGACCCTTCGCCACGGATATTGAGATCGCCTCCAACACCATTACCCCCTGGCGACCCAAGCAGCATGATGTTGATCGTGCTAGCGACCCCTGCAAAACCGCCAGTCGCCGAGGCGACGCTACCGAACGATGTCGTTCCACCGTTAGTTCCAAAATTTCCTTCCGTAGCGCCAGGCATTCCGCCAGTTCCAACAACAATGTCGATGCTCTCAGGCAATGACGAAGCGGCGAGGCGAAGCTTCGCATAGCCACCCCCACCGCCTCCTGTTGCGGTCCCGGACGCTCCCGCCGCCCCCCCGCCTCCACCGCCTCCGCCTTGTATCTCGGCCTCGACACACACGGGGTTATGTGTTGCCTTGAGCCACCTGGGATTTGCGATCATGTGGGTGCCACTTCCTGTGGTGTGCATAACGATCGCTTCACCACCTGGATGCGTGGCCACCCTGAACCAGGCGCCAACGCCGCTATCCAAAGCGTCCAAGGGCTTGACGCTAACCACGAAATACGTCACTCCGGCCTGTAGCTCATTTGGCAATGCGCCGCTGCTTTCGAACACCACCGGGGATCCGACCAACGGTGGAACAAGCGCGCAGTTGATGCTTGCGTCATTCACCACGAAAGTCACCGCCTGCTTAACCACCGAGTAAACCGTCTCGGAAAGCAGCACAGCCACGGTGAGCTTACGCTGTTGCTCTACGGAAATATGCAGGTCGCCATCGCCCTTGATATCCGACAACGCCGAATGCTTGCCTGCGGTCGCTACTGGCGCCAAGGTAGGCTTGTTCAGGATCTCGGCCGCCCCGCTAGTCGCATTCCAGTCAGCGTTGGCTTGTGTTGGCTTGTCCTTCAAGTCGCTGTAGCTCCCGCTGGTCGCGACCTTCGCCAGATTCGGCTTGTTCAGGATCTTGGCCGCCCCGCTCGTGGCATTCCAGTCGGCATTTACCTGGGCTGCGGGGATGGCCGGCTTGTCGGTCAGATCATCGTAGCTACCCGATGTAGCGACAGCGGCAAGCGCCGGTTTGTTGAGGATTTGCCCGGGCCCAGTGTCGGCATTCCAGTCTGCATTGAGCAGCACCCAATTCCGTGCCGATCCGTCCGGAGCCTCCGGGTCGGTCACATTGTCATCAGCCTGGTTGAACCAGTATCGCGTGCCATCCGCCGCGAGCAGCATCGCGCCTTTGGGATACCCGTTCACCCCGGAGTCAGTGGCAAATGACCTGTTGTAGGTAAAGCCGCCACCGAGTTGACTCCAGCGAGCGGTCAGCGACAGCAGGTATAGGACACCGTTCATGTCCTTCCCATCCGGCGGTACACCACCCAGCAATGCGCTGGTCATCGTGATATCCGGGAACCCCGACTGTAGGGACGCTGCGCCCGGCTTGTCAGGCTGCGCCGACTTCGGAATATCGTTCTTTGAACCTGCCGACGCGAATGGCAGCGGCATGAGCTTGGGCGACTGACTCGATTTCATAGGTCAGCTCCTGGCATCGTAGTTTGCACCCCGGGGGACACCGGCCAGACAACACTCATCGGCCAACCAGGCTGCGTCGGTGCATCACGAAGGGCTTGCCGGTAGGCAAGCCATTCGGCCGGAACTGGGCGCCCCGTCTCAATCGATCTCAGCATCACCCAGTCGGATTCGCGCAGAAAGGTATCTCGCTGCGCCCTTGCCAGCCCGTCGTACTCATCCTGCCGAGACGCCAGATGCTCCGCGTAAGAGGCGATCGGCCCGTACTTTCCGTCCATCAATTCAGCATGGATACGACGGCCATGCTCTGTGCAATCGTGGGCGGCAGCGCCGAACGGAACGTAGTCCGACATTCCATCAAACTTAACGCGACAAAAGATGACAGTCCCGTCTTCCGATCCGTAAATCGGTTCCTTCACGTCGTCGTATTTCATCAGACCACCCTGACCAACAATGACAACTTGTCGCCGCCGCTGGAGTAGTTTCCGCACCCCATCCACGTTCCAGGCAGGAATGGGCCGTTCCAACGAACCTGTGGGTTAGCGACGTAGGCGCCAGGCGCCACCATGTTCGCAACAAAGACGAAATTGCCCAGGCCGCCCAACACCATGGGATTCAGCGTTGCGGAAGTCCATCCACCAGACAAGTCCGGCTTGTTCAGAATCGCCTCCACGCCGCTGGTTGCATTCCAGTCAGCGTTGACCTGAGCAGCCGGAATTGCAGGTTTTTCAGAGAGGTCGTTATAGCTGCCGGACGTGGCCACCGCAGCAAGATTGGGCTTCCCGTTGAGGTCGCCGTAGTTGCCGCTCGTCGCGACCTTCGCCAGATTCGGCTTGTTGAGGATCTTGGCTGCACCGCTGGTGGCGTTCCAATCGGCATTTACCTGGGCGGGAATCTTGGCAAAGGCGCTTGTAAGCGCGTCAATGCTCTCTGCATCGATCGAGTATCCGAATGCCCGGGCAAGCTCCTTCATCTGCTTGTAAAGCCACGCAGTGCGCTGGTCCACAACCTGCTGGAGGCGGTTGAACTGCTCCAGCTCCGGTGGCACCTCGCCGATGAATGCCCACCCCTCTTGATAGTCCCGCGAGTCCAAAGGCACGACTGCGCCATTGGTTGCCCAGACCGTCTCAAAATCCTTGAAGAAGTCGATGCTCGACATACTCAGAACTCCCTTGCGAAGACGCCTTCCCCGAAGCCCCAGAACCCCTGACTTCGGAATCCGAACGGCTTTGGCTTGCTGCCCGACATGGACAGCAGCCCGACGCCAGCCGCCTTTGGCACGTAGGGTCGAACGTCGATCCCCGTCAGCCCGACCGGCGATACATCCATCCAGATTCGAATCTTCGCGTTTCCGGCGTCGGATACGATCACCCGCGATGCGCCGAAGATGGCTTTCAGCGACGCAGAAATCTCCGGCGCCGTGCCATGTCCGTTGTTGATCGCGATCTTCCATTTGAGGAGGCGCCGATAGAGGACATCGGAGATGCCTCGCAACTCCCGCGTCGCGCCCGGGGCTCCCTCATTCCAGAACGGAGCCTGGTTGAAGCCCTGCGCATCGGGATCGCCCTCGAAGCCGAAGTATGGATAGGACGGTACATAGGCTTTCGGACGATCCAACACGACGATGGTGCCGATGCCATCCAACTGGGCGCCGAATGCTGTTTCCAGCGATCGCCTGTCACGCAACTCCCGCAACGCGTCCTGTATTCCGTCCGCCGGCTTTAGCAGTGCCTTGACCAGCGCCTCGAGGTTGCTGCCGTCCTTGAACTGCGCAAGCCAGTTCGACCACGCGATATCGCCGTGCGCTTGCCTTAGGTCCATGCAACGACCTCCACGCGAGACACGTCGAAGTCTGCCCGCTCAAATGGCATTACCGGATAGTTGGCTTCCACGTAATCCGCGTCTGCCGGCACATACGTAGGATCGGTCGAGCAAGCCAGCCGCAGGTCCACCATCGCGACACCCGGGGTCGTGTACACCCCGCTGTACAGCTTCTGCAGCACGATGTCCTCCCCGATACCCAACGTATCTCCGGCCGCGGCAATACCTCGCTGAATCCGATCGTGACCATCTATCGGAAACTCGCTCTCTTCAGGGGGGAGCTGCATCACCCGTGCCTTCGCCCACACATACACCTTGTGTGGGCGATCGTAGCGAATCTCATGTGTGGTACCGCCATCATCCAGCACCGACATCGCCATATCGCCATGTGTGTCGATGCCCGCGGCTTTGAGCCTGAAGATCGCGTCAGCAACTTCCTGGTCCAACCCTCCATCGATGACAACGTGCAAGCTGTGAGGCGGTCGCCCATACTCGTCCGGCTCATCCGTATCGTTCTCAAAGACCTTGAGCGCCAGCACGCCCGGCACCAGTTCCTTCAGGTTCGCCGAGATGCTCGGCAGCGTCGCTGCCCCAAGACGGTAAATGCCATACTTGTACCTGGCGCGCAGCTGCGCGTCATTCTCCGACGCGCGGCCGACGGCCCCGGGCTGCAGGTTGATTACCGATGCCCAACCTGGCGTCTGGGTAACGATCTGCGACAGGTCGCCCGGAAGGGCCACTTCGGCAATGTCATCGAACGTCTCCGCAAGAGCCGGCGTGCCGATGCTCGCCATACGCAGATTCGGTGACACGACCGCCGCGAACGCTGCTCTTCCATCCGTGAAGACGCGCACCGCAGCCGCGTTGGATTCAACGTTGAGGCCGGTGGGTAGCAGCGACCCGGCAATGCCATAAATGATGCTCGCCACGTTGGGTGCTACCCCGCTCCGATACGTGTAGGGAACGTTGTTGATCACCACTGTGTAGTCGGAATTCGCCGCCACAGCCGTCACCTCGATGCGCAAGTCCGCCGCATTCTCCCGGGAGATCGTGGTACCGTCGACGATCCCCCAGAGCGTCTGCGTTGTTCGGTGTCGGATCTGCGCCCCGGGCTGGACAGCCGTGCCTTCCGCGCCGTAGAGCACGACGTAGCAACGGGACGGCTCAGCCGCAAGGCGCTTCGCCCCGGCGTACGCGACGGAGTTGTCGAGGGACACCCCTGACGCCGTCGGCGGATACATCGCGTAGTAGACACCCTCTGCCAGCTCCCACAGCGTTTCCTCTCGATCAGAGAATGTGTCAATCAGAAGCCCAATGACGGAATCCGGGCGCGTCTCGACAGGGCCTGCGTAGCCCTTCGCTCGCAACCGTGCCTCCCAGTCGGCCACAATCTCCTGGCGAATCTCGGGCAGGCGCTTGCGCACGAACCCGTCGGGTGTCAGACCGTATGCCATGAAGTGCAGTCCTTATGATTGAAGGAAGTAGCGACGCGCAACCAGGCCTTCGTCGGTATCCGCTTCGAAGTCGATGACCATCGTGCGCCCAGCGTGGTCAATGAGCAGCTCGATGCGGCGCACCGTCCGCACGCCTGGAACGCTCGCGATCTTCGCCCGGAAGATCGCCTCGAGCTGGGCTCGGTCAGGCCCCTTGACGAGGACTGACTCCACATATGGGATGCCGAACGACACATCGAGAAACCACTCGCCGAGAAACGCGAGCAGCGTCACCTTGGTCTGCTGCGCGATGCGTTCGGCACCGTCGACCAGGGATGCATCACCCGCATCCGACAGTTCGAGGTCATGCGTTGGTGATAGTGCGAGGTCGAGGCTCATTGCTCAGGTCCAGAGGTCTTGCCGCCAACGCTGTCGGTGTGGCGATGACCATCCTCCACCGGGCTGCTGGAACTGATTGTTCCGCCGGTGTGCGTGATGTCGCCACTGATCTGCGTACCGCCCCCGCCGCCCTTCCCGGTGAGCCCCGCCTGGTATGTCAGGAGCTTCTCGAAGACGGCTGGCATCTGGACACGGAATGTACCGGGCCCGCTCAGGATGGCATCCCCTGCTGGCGTGAGTTTCAGCGCGCAGCCACCGTACTGCACGGCTACGTTTTCCGTGTCCGCGGCATCAGCGCCTGGGCGCATCAGTGGCATGGCGAAGGCATCGGAAAGGTCGAACTGTCTTGGGTCATCCGGAGCAGCGTCCGAGCCGGACAGCCACCCTTCGAGCGCGCGCTCACAGAACGAAAGTTTCACCGGGTCGCCGGGCTTGAGCGGTACCGTTATGAGTGCTTTCGCTCCACTCACATCTCCGCATGGCCAGCACACCGGCACCTGCACAATCTGCGGGGCCGGAAGTACATCCCCGTTGGCGAGCTGCTTCGGCAACGCCGGCTTGACCACCGCCGTGCGCCCGTCATAGGAGACGATGACACCGGGCAAGCACGTGTGTACCTCCGCCAGCTCAGTCGCAATGAGCTGGCGCAGTTCTGTCACGTCCATGGTTACTTGCCCTTCTTCTGTTTCGGTGGTGCGTCGCGGTCGACCAGCTCAAGCTCGGTCTGCCAGTCACCGCCCTCCGAATCACCGGTGTGCTTGACCGACTCGGCTCGGTAGATGCCTTCAGTAGAGCGGCTCTCCAACTTGACCGGATCACCGGGATTGATCATCGGCAGCAGGAGCGACTTCACCCTCCAGCCATCGCGCTGCTGCGCCGCGCTGACGAGATTGGCGCGCTTGCCCGTCCGCTCGTCCTTGACGCGCGCCTTCTCCCGTGCGCCCTCTCGGGTTCGCTCCGGATATCCGATCAGACCCGAGTCGGCAGCCAGCACCACGGCTTGGCGCCTGGTGGTGCCCCGCTTCGGCACGACTTGCAGCGTCTGGTTCTGGATGGACCACTCCAGCCCGGTGCCCTGAACCACCTTGTGTAGCGCCTGGCGTGCCGGCCCATAGAACGAGAAGCCGTGCTGCCACGTGCGCTCGGGCACGTCGTCGGCCATGATCAGGGGCAGCCCCATTTGCCTGGCGACATCGCTCACGATGCGCTTCGCAGACGCGCCCGCGCCGTAGCCGAGGGACACCGCGGTATCTCTGACTTCGACATAGCCGTCGCGCACCTCTAGTTCCGTCACGACATCGGGGCCGTCGAAGTACGTGTATCCGAACGTGACCGCGCCGGCCGCCATCAGTATCGGCCCGTCTTCCTCGGCATAGCCGGCATACAGGACACAACGTGTGTCCGGCACCTCGATGGAACGTCGCGTCTCTGGCTTCAGGTTGTAGATCCGAATCTTGTGCGGGTTCGGCTGCTCACTGGCGTCCTTGTCGATCTCGAACGTGATGCGGATCGGCGGCACAATCTCGAGGCCTTTCCCGCCCGTCCTGCCCACCAACAGCCTGTATGTCCGATCAAAGCGAGCCACTCTTTACCTCGTCGGCTTCGATATAAACCAGGGCAACGTCGCCGGCCGGCAGGGCTTCGCGGCTGATGCTGTCGCGACCATCCGGCGTCAGGACCAGCAACTCCCCGGCCGGCACAGGCAGGTATCGGAAGCGGTCCAGGAGAGGTGTGTCAGGGACCAAGGCGATGCCAGCAATGATCAACTCGTTGTACGCATTCTCGATTGCGAGCGACCACAGTTCAGCCTCACTGTTCCATGACAAGTGCAGGAAGAATGTCCGCTCGTCCAGCACAACCTCGGTCAGACTGTCATTCGTGTCCAGCACTCGGATTGTCTGCATCTACTTCTTCCCGAACACACTGCCGAGAATCCGGCGCAGGTCGCTCTTTTGCTTCTCGGTGCCTTCCTTCCCGTCGACCTTCCCGGCATTGGTCTTTGTCGAGCCCGCCTTCCCCTTGGCCTTACCACCATCCCTGGCGGAAACCTTCTCCGGCGGAATATCCGCGGTCCGCAACGTGACCTTTCGAATCCGGCGGAAATCGCAGGACACCTCAAAGAACTCGCCTTTACTGTCACGGCTGATCTTGCACGTCTCCATCACCATGTCGGCGTAGGAATCCATACCGGTCACGACCACCACTGGCAAGCGTTCCTTATGAATATTGCGCAACGCCTCCTTGGCGGCAATCAGCTTGCTCCGACCGCCAGCGCCGAATAGCACCGTATCCGCCGCCGTGATCCAGCCAGAAAGCGAAAGGCGCTCCGATTCAAGCACGACGTGATCCGAGATCGGCGCACCGTCTTCGACGGCATACGAAGTTGCCTGGCTGGAGAGCGACGTCTCCTCATTCAGGAGCGCGTCGAGCAGAATTGCCCCGACGCTGGACCTTGCCGTCCCGCTATCGAAAACAAGGGATACGAAGCTCATGCGCCAGCCTCAACCATTGGCAACGCGGCTGCAGCTCGCGACATACGACTGGGGCTCACGGCCGAGCTGATGCCACGCTCCGTCGCCGCGGCTATAGCCGCCGGACTGGAGTTCGGCGCGGTCACTTGAACGCCAGCGATGTTGTTCTGGATGGTCACGCCGCCCCCTGCTGGGTGCACGCGCTGCACATCGGCGGCGCCAACGCCGAATACCTTGTTGCCGACCCATGCGCCAGCGCCCTTGATCCACTCAGTAATCGGAAGGTTGGCCAGCTTGTCGGATATCCATGTCGTAATGGCGCTGCCAACGCCCTTGATCCATGTAATAGCCTGGTCATAGAACTCGCCCATGGACTTGGTGATGGAAGCCCATGCATCCTGCCCCCATTTCTTGATCTCCCCCCAGTGCGTGTAGATGTAGACACCGAGCGCGATCACAGCAGCAATGGCAGCGGCCGCCAGCAATGCTGGCCAGCCCACGATTGCTGCGAGCCCGGATACCAACATCGCCACACCGCGCACGACCCAGAAGATGCCCTGACCAAAGCTGAAGGCCAGCTTCACGATGGATAGCAACGGACCGCCCAGGCCGACGATAAGGGTAGCGATCACGCCCCACTTGGCGAGCCAAGGCCCCAATTCCTGTCCCATGCCGCCGAGCGCTACCTTGATCCATTCAAGCTTGGCCTTGATGCTGTCCAGCGTATCTCGCCACTTCTCTGCGGGTCCGATCAACTCGCCCATGACCGAATCGCCACCCTGTAGCCATACCCAGATGTCCTGACCGATCAGGTAGACCGAGGCCAGAATTGCGGCCATTCGCAGGAACGGCCAAAGCGCTCGGATCGATACCGCGCGCAGCTTGACCATGGCGGCCTGCAGCAGCGTGCTGGCCTTGGTGGCGGAGAGCAGCTGCGTTCGCATGGTGGCCAACGCGGCCGACGCGCCGATCAGGGTCAGCACCTTCATGACGTCCTGCAGGTTGTTGGCTATCCAACCCACACCAACCGCGAATGCTCGGGCGGCACCCACCCCACGGTTGAATGCATCAATCTGCCTGCCAAGGGCATTCTTCAGCAGCATCATGGAGCCGCTGAACGTCTTTGGCACCTGCGCGTACTCGGCCTCCAGCTTGTCGGCTTGTTTGAGCAGCGCGCCGGCCACCTGCTTGCCGGTCCACTTCGCGGTACCGGCCATCTTCTTCAGTTGGTCGACCGACACGCCGAACGAGTCCGCCAGCGCTCCCGCGAGCCGGTCGTTCTTGCGTAGCACGGAGTTCCAGCGAATCGTGCCAGTGGCAAGGCCCTGGGTGAAGTCGGCTACCGAAGCCGCCTGGTCCTCCAACGTTCCGCCGCTGATCGCAGCGGCCTGAGCAACCGCCTTGGTCAGCGCCAGCGACTTGGCCATCGACAGGCCAAGCCTGTCGGCCTGCCCGTTGACGGTCTGGAACCCGTCGGCCATGACGACGAAGTCCTGATTGACCGCCTGCGCCGCGGCGTAGATGCCGCTCATCGCCCGCTGGTGCTCTTGAGCACTGCTCGTGGCAAAGCGCACGCGTTGATCGACGCTGGCCCAATCATCGGCAACCTTGGCGGCTGACAGGACCGAGAAGCCAGCCACGATCGAGCGCACAAGCCGCGCGATGCTGCGATAGCCCTGCGCCATCTTGTCGGCCGACCCTTCGCCCTTCACCTGCGCCGCATTGAGCGCTTGCTGGCTGGCGGTGATTTCGCGCAACCCATCCCGCGCGCCTTCCATGAACCCGGCCCCGAACTCTCGTACGTTGCGCGCGCCGGCGCGCAGCTTCGCCATGCCGTTGCGGAAGGTGGCCTGGTACCGGCTCAGGCCGGAGTTGTCCTCCTCATACCTGAGGACGGTGACCAGTTCACGGATTACGTTCATCTCTTGCTCTGCGCTTCTTTGATGGCAGCCGCCTCAGCAGCCTCCATGGCGTCAAGGACCGCGTTTGCCTTGAGGATATGGACCAGGTCGACGCGGCCTTCGTTGACCGCGTCAATGCTGGCCCAGCCGGCACGAATCACGCGCCAGACGATCAGCTCTTGCTCGAAGTCGTCTCGGAACCGTCCGACAGCCTTGCCAGCAGCTTTTGGGCCGGTCCAGAACGGCCGACCCACCGCAGCAAAAAATCGGCGAAGTTGAACCGAATGATGTGGAACATCAGCTCAAGAATGTCGCCGGCATCCCGGAAGGCCATGCTCCGTGTCGCCTTGTCGAGTTTCGCGTCTCGACCGTTGATGGACACGGCCACGCACTCCGGATCAAGCAGCCTGTTCGCCCACGCCTCCAGCGCTGCGCCGTTTAGCTTCTCGGACAGCTCGCGTAGCGCCTCGACCAGCCCAGCGTCAGCCGCGGCGTCCAGCGCCTCCTTGTCCACGGGTTGGCCCTGCTTCCCGCCGCCCTCGTCACCGAAGGCCGCCTGGAGAAGGTGACCCACCGCTGGCAGGATCTCCTTCTGCAGATCACCGAACATGCGCAGGGCTGTGAACGGATCAAACCGGGCGATATAGAAGGCCGTCTCGCCAATCGTGACTTTCAGTCGCTCCATCAGCTGTTACCTCCCACGAAGTAAATGCTCTTGCCGGTCTGGATCTCCCACTCGCGCTCGCCCACTTCCTTGCCGAATTCGGACGGCGGCAGCTTGACCACCCACGCCTCGGAGGACGTGAAGAGCGTCCGGCCGCGCAAGTCGGTAACTGCGATGGGGAAGATGCCACCGCCGCCGCTCAGGCGGTCCGCCTGCAGAAGCGAGGACAGGACATCGTTGCCTGCGCTCGTCTGCTGCAGCTTGATCGTGACCTTGCAACGGCGGTCGCTGGACATCGCGCGCGCCACCTCGCCGTCGGCACCGCTGGTGGAGGTCACCCCATCGCCGATTTCCTCGATGCTGATGAAGCTGTCTTCGGCAAAGCCCGAGAGGGTCGCGGCGGCGACGGTGACATTGACCCGCGCAGGGTCGTAAGTGTGGGTCGTCATTCGAGACTCCGATTACAGGGCGTAGGTAAGATTGCCCTTGATGTTCGCCGCGTGGATGGCGCCGGCCAGGCGGGCCGTGAAGCCCACGTCATTCAGCACGCGGTTCGCCTTGTCGTTGAACGGCACGTTTGCCGCGCGCGGGGCGGTGATCACGTAGGACGGGATCGTGCGCATTTCATCGTCGACTTCCTCCGGCGCGATACCGCCGCGGGAAACGCCAAGGTCCAGCGCCTGGCGCATGGCCGTCGTCACGATCTCGATGCCCCCATCGGTGTACGGCACCTTGCCCTTGTTGTTCTTCAGGTTCACGAGGGCCGACATGACGTTCACCTTGATCTGCTCGGCCAGCCAGTCGCGGAAGCGGATCACGTCGATCCACTCGCCGGCCGCGACCTTGCCGTTCTGGGTGATGGCGAAGTTTCGGAACGGTTCAAATGTGTTGGCGTTCTTGTTCCGCGCCGCGATGGATTCACCCTCGCCAAGGTTGTCGTAGCTGATACCCGCGAGGCGCACGTTCGCCCAGGTCTCGCCGCCCGGGTAGAAGGTGAAGCGATTGGCCGACACCGCCGCCTCCAGCCATTCAGTCGCGGCGGCCGCGTGATACCAGACGTGCGTGCGGAAATACTGCTTTTCCTGCAGCTTGGATGCGATGTCGGTGTCAATGCCGCTATCCAGCACCCCCGGATCTGCGACACCGATCCCGAGCAGCTTGGCGTTGGCCTCGACCCATTCGGCAGCGTCAAGGACGTCTGCCTCCTCCCGACTGGTCAGGATCACGCCATACCAACCATCATCCTCGCGCCGGCATGCCGCGAGCGCAGCCGTCACGGATTCGGTGCTCTGCGGCGTTGCCAGCACCAGATTGCCCTTAACCTTCACGGCCATGGCGGCGCCGTCCACGTCGTTTGTCACCGTCACCTGGCCGGCAGCGGACACGGCGGTGACAGGGGCCGGTGTCGCGGCAATCGCGGCAGCCAGCCCCTGCGCGATCTGCGCGACCGTATCGGTGCCCTTGCCTGCATAGATCGCCGTGGCCACCTGAGCGACGCCTGCGGCGTCGCGCCACTGCAGCGTGGCAATGTAGTCGGATGCAGAAGCCTTCGTGACCGTGATGTCCGCCACGTCGACCTGCTGGCGCCCGATATAGCACTGGCTGAGCGTCGGAATCTGCTTGAACACATCCCGTACCGCCTTGTACAGCGGGTCTGTTTCAGCCACGCCCAGGTCGAGCAACTGGTCAGAGCCTGTCACGACAAGCAGCCTGCTGAGCGAGGCGACATGCGGGCCGACAACCAGCAGATCGGAGAAGGATTGCTCGCGGATCGCCGTCGTGTTCAGGACGATCTGAACGTTGACGATGCGGTCGATGTTTGCCATATGAGGCTCCAGAAATGACAAGAGCCGCCTACTGGCGGCTCATCGCAGGAAAATCAGGTAACGCTACGGTGTAGTCACGTCGACCGGCACGGTTCCGGTAGCTCCACCGGTCACCGCACCATGGAACACGACCTGCTCCACCACGCCAACGGCGTCGGACAGTGTCACGGCGTAACGAACGCCCAGCTCCAGAAGCGCACGCGGCTCGTATGTGGCCTGATCCCGCAGCACCGGCACCTGACTGATCTTGCCGACATCGAAGACGGCGAGGTCCAGCCGCTCGGCTTCGGCCAGCGCGGCATCCGTGCCGAGACGCTGACCAAGACGATCGAGTGCGTCGTAGCTGCCGCGGCCGAAGCACTGCAGCTCGACCGCTGCATCTCGATGCGCGATCACCAACTGTTGGCCCGCGCCATCCACGGCACCGCGGTGAAGCGGGAACCGGCGCGCCGTCTGCACCCGGAGTTGGATGTATGGCTTCGGCGGGCGGCGGCCGTTCTCGTCGGCGAAGATGACCGGCACACCACCAGACACCGCCGTGATGAGCTGGAAGATGGCCTGCTCAGGCGTCATGGCTCGGTCTCCAGCACAGCGTGATAGCGGTAGTGGGGGATCACCCCTGACTGCCACGGGCTGACCGCCACCACCAGGTAATCGCCCGGGCGGGGGGTAAACGGCCATATGAGCCTGTCGCCATTCCTGTCATTGGCGCCGGCTACATTCAGCACCGAGTTGGTGTAGACGCGGACAGCGGCCTCGATGCGCCGGCCCTCCATCAGTGCCTGCAACTCGTCATAGGCAGAGAGGGGCAATGGCTGCACTGACGCCTGGATGGTCACGATGCCCTCCTCTGCGCCATCCACCCACCGGCCTTCCACCCATTGCCCCGCCGCGCGGCGGCGGATCTGGGTTGGCTTCCGGAAACCGCTCATCTCAGCTTCTCGTAACGAATGGCGCCCAGCATGACGCCGTGGTCGATCAGCGGCGTGCTGCTGCCCTTCTTCCTTACCGTTGAAGGTGCATTCGGCGTAGCCCAGCCCGGCGACTGCTGTACGTGGGCCTTCTGGTGTTTCTCGACCCACAGCCCAAGTGCATCCATGGCAACGCTCGCATCGGCCCCGTTTGCGACAGCATTGGCCTGACGGTCCATCGCCATGGCGAGCACCGTGCGGTTCTTGTCGAAGAAGTCCCGCACGAAGGGCCGGGCCGGGATGTCCTCGGTCCCGAACTCGTTGAAGATCGCGACATCGAGGATATCCACGCCTGTGCCCGGTTCCTTGCCGGCATCAGCCTGGATGCCAACTTTGACGCCATTCCCGGCCAGCTTGGACTGGTCCTTGACGAACTTGACCAGCCCCCGGTCAATGACTTTGACACTCACACCCATTGGGCCGCCTCGCTACCGTGATGGCGCCATACCCGCACAGATCCGCCAGGCGCTGGTACTGCGCAAGAAAGCCCATGGGATCACCCACATCGCTACCGCCTTCCGCGCCAGCACGGTAGGTTCGAGCAAGGTCGCCTTCCTTCTCACTGGAAATGCCGACTGGAATAACGCCCACAGACGCTCCAGCAGCCTGCTGCTGCAGCCGGTTGTACAGCAGCCATGCGGCATACCAAGCCTGCGCCTCATCCTGGCGCGGCGCCGACAGGCAGGAAGGTCGGTAGGACTCAGCCTGCGCAAGCGCGAATCCCTTGTCGGCCTCCGGCACGTCGGCGACCGCCGGCGCCAGGAAGTCCAGCAGTTCGACGGTGGCCGCCATGGCTACTGCCGGTGAGCTTGATACAGCTCTTGCAGGTCAGCCTTCTTGGCGCCGTCGGGATACTCGATCCCCAGCGCGTCGAGCGCTTGCTTCAGCTCGGCCACGGTTTGCGGCTCCTGCGCGCCGCCGCCTTCGCCGTCAACTTCGACCAGGACGCCGCGCTTGATCAGAGTCTGGATGCCGCGGTTTTCTTCGTCCACCTCGTCCACCGCCAGCGGGGCAATCACCTGCGTACCACCGATGGTCACAACGAACGCTGCCGTGTTCTTGACTTTCATGGTCAGATCTCCGCTTTGGTGAGTGCCAGCGGGTAGTACACGGTCACGCCCGCGGTGCGGGCCAGACACGGCACCACCAGCTCGAGGTTCCGGGCTTGCGCCGGCAGCTGGTTAAACGGCATGGGGTTCTCCATGCTGATGTTGTCCGAGCTGAACTCGTACATCAGCGTGAGCGGCGTTCCACCCTCGCCCGCGTCCTGAAACTCGGGGACTTCCTCGATCGTCAGGCCCGGGTGCTTGCCCTTGAAGAACTCGCCGACGGTCTTGCCGACGGAATCCGGCAGGCGCCGCGAAAAGAGCAGGGAGTACTCGATACTGGGCAGCGCCCACATGGTAGGGGTGTGAACGCCCTTCGACTGCAGTCGGACCGAATTCCAGAGGGCGTCAGCGTCCTCCAGCATCTCGTCCGCCGTGCGCGCAGGATTGGCCCAGTCCCCGTGCGGCAGCACCGTCACGCCGATGTTCGGATGGGTGGTGAGGCCGAACAGCCCATATTTGGGGTCGCCAACCATCGCCACCTGGTTCAGCTTCACGTCGACAGCGCGGCGCGCGGCACTCGCCTTGCGAGTTGGCAGGTTGGCTTGCAGCGCCATGCTGGCGCGCAGCTCGGAGATGTTGTAGCCGTAGCTGTCGCCGATGTCCTTGATGCGAACGGTCTTCTCCTGGCCCTTCACATCCGCGCGCGGCAGATCGTCGGCATAGTTGGCCACGATCTTGGCCATGCCCACCTGGTCGTAGTAGCGATACGTGAAGGTCTCGGCCCATTCCGGCACTTCCGAGGTCTGGGGCACCAGCTGCAGGCCTTTCATCGGCGGCAGCTTGCGGTCATAGGTGCGCGCTTTGACGTAGTCCAGTTCGCGCGCGGCGAAGATCGATTCGTCCTCGCGCAGGCCGCCCATCTGCGGGGCAAAGACCTGCACGGCGACCAGATCGGCTTCGTCGTAGTGAGTGTGTCGATTCATGTTTCCCTCACGGAAATGAAAGCGGCCCGCACTGTGGCGGGCCGGCGATGTGGGTAGCGCTGGTGCGCGTTGGTCAGGCGAACGGATTGTGCAGTTCCACCCAGGCGATCTCGGCACCGTTCACGAGCGTCACCTTGTCGCTTCGGAACACTGCGTTGGGCAGCGCGTTACCGCCGTTGTCCGACACCGTGCCATCGTTGGCGAACTTCACCGGCCCCTCGTTTGTTGCGGAAGCGCCCGGCGTGACCACCGCCCAGACACCTCCGCGCCGCAGGATCGAAGCGCAGTCCGTCTTGACATACTTGTTGACGTTGAACGGGATCGTATGGGTCTGCAGCGAGATCCCGGCGACCTTCGTCCCCGCGCCGGGCACCAGGAGGCCGTCCGCGCCCTTACCGCATACCAGGCCGAAGCCCAGGTCCGCGCCAACCGGGAACGACTCGACGAGGTCATCGCGCGAGTCGACCTTCATGCCCGGAAAGGCCGGGTCCATCTGGTCCGAGTACATCATGGTTACTGGCCTCCGTTCATGCCACTGATCATCTTGGCGCGGGCCGCTGCTGCTGACACGCTGCCACCGCCATCGCCCTCATTGCCGTCCTGCTTCACCTTCTGGAACATCTCGCGGCGCTGGCTGCTGAGTGCGTCAGTGCGACTTGCCTTCTCGCCGACAGCGAGGTCGTACGCCACCTCGAGGTAAGCATCAGACTTACCGGCCACATCGAAGCCGTCGCCGCGCACGGCCTTGATCACTGCGACGCGGATGTCCTTGTCAGCCATGTCCTGCTTGACTTCCACGCCCAGCGCCTTCGCCTCCCCTTCCAGCTTGAGGCGTGCGTGCGCGACTGCCTGGCCGTCCTTGCGCGCTTGGTCGATCTTGGCGACCGCTTCATCTGCGCGGGCTTTTTCCGAGTCCGCGCGGGCCTGCTGCTCATCCGCACGCTTCGTGGCATCGCCGATCTTTCCGCGCAGGGCCTCCAGTTCTTGGGCTACCTCGGGCGCGGCGTCATAGGACAGTCCCGAGTCAAGCCGGACTTTGACAGTGGTCATATTGCTTTCCTCATCGTTGCTCAAATCGGCGTCAGCCGCATCCAGGTTCAGGCGGGCATTACCGGCCCGCCCTGCTCGCACCAAGGCAGTGTGGTTGTATCTGATGTTCCGCTGCACAGCGTCGTAGCGCTGACCGTTCCACTCGCCCGGCGTCTCGTCGAGGGTGAGCGTGTAGCCGCAAGACAGCTCCTTCTTGCCGGCGACGATTGGCGACGTGTCATGGATCACGATGTCGCCCACGGTGTTCTCACCGTCTTGTCGGCCTTCCGACAACACTGTGCCAACCGAGTGCTGCTTGGCGTTACGGGAATTCACCAGACCTGGGTGCCCATCCGTGATCGGAATGCCTTTCAGGCTCGCCAGCGTGTCCGCATGGAACACCTCTTCCGGCGGCCGCAGCTCGTAGCGAGTGGTGCCGTCCTGCCGCTTGTACGGGAAGATGCCGACGCGAGTCAGGATCGGGCTATCGCGCAAGTATCCTTCCGCGGTGCTGGTGGCCCTCAGCGGCGTGGTGTCAAATCGCATTTCCATGGTGGCATCCTCAATGGACGATCAGGCCGTCCAGATCATCCAGGTCGGGGAGCTTCGGCTCCGCCCAGCATCGGCACCGGATCGGCTCGCCCGGATGCCCGTCGGGCGGAGGCTTATCCCAGGCGAACGTCTGCCCTTCGCGCGCAACGTGCTCGTCCCGTTCGCGCGTGTCGAGTACACCGCGCCAGTTGTATTCGCTGATCCCGATGTTGCGCTGTCGATATCCGGTGAGGCGACCGTTCAGCTTCCCGATCTGGTCGCGAGCGATCAGTTCCGCCCGATTCGTTGGCAGGTCATAGGTGCTGCGCACATACGCCGTGAGGCTGCGCAGCGTTTCGCCGCGCTGCACCGCGGCAACTACCCTTCCCTGCAGCTGGTCTAGGTACTGAGTGGGGACGGATTGGATTAGGCGCAGGTTCTCCGCTTCCCAGACCCGCATGAGCTGCTCCAGGACCGGCTCGGCGCGGAAGATATCGACGCCGTAGGCGGCACGCAGGAGTTCATGGAACTGACGGGCGTTGAAAGCGTTGACCCGGCTGCCGAAAAGCGCTATCACCGCACGCAGGGACTCCGGCGACACCAGCGCTGCAGCCAACGCTTCCTTGAACGCCAGTTCGAGTGCGGTGTACCAGCGATCGTCCTCGGGTGGGTGCGCGAGATCGTCACTGCGGCCGGTCGCCAGCGCCGGCACGACAAAGCGTTCTACGGCGTCGATGACCCGCGTGGCGCTGGCTTGTACGAACCGGACATACTCCCGTTCGATGGCCGCCGGGTACAACGATTTCTTAGGTTTGCGTGGCGTATTGCGCTGCGGCCCTGGCGTCGCCGGCGTCGTTGTCGAGCCCATACTTCCCCTCGGCAATGAGGTACTCCCTACCCTCTTCCTCACTGACCATGCCTGCGCCAGCCAGTGTGTTGAGGGCGTTGGCTTCCGCTGCCGCTGCGTCAGCGTTGGTCTTGCGCACGTCCGCTTGCTCCTTCTCCGTCGGGCTCTCCAGCGGTGGCCAGAAGATCGACCACTGCTCGATCTTGGTGGTGACCGACCGCTGCGCGAGAATCAGCGCGACCAGGCGCTCCAGCGCCGGACCGGCCTTGTTTCGCTGCAACCCCTCCACCACGTCGTGGAAGGTGCTGAAGTCTGCGTCGCCGGTGGCGTTCTGGCCCGCCGGGGACCGCCCGAACAGCAGTGTGACCGGGATTCCGGTGTCTGCCGAGAGGGCAATCTGGAACTCGTTGACGATGTCCCTCACACCGGCAACGTTCGTGTCCTCGATTCGGTACTCGTCCTCGCTGTCGATGGCGACGGTGTTCAGGATGTTCCGTGCCGAGTCTACCAACGCGATGCGCTTCTGGACGATGTCCTCGAGCTGCGCCTGGATCAGCTCGGCCAGCCCCTTCATGCCGTAGATGGCTTGCTGCTTGCGCTCAAGGATGCCGAGTGCCCAGCGCAGCGACTGGCTGTAGTCGCTGATCGTCTGGTATGCCCGAGTGATAGCGCTGCGGCCGGCCCATGGCACGCCCTTGATCGCGGCAATCCGGCGAGGCAACGGATCACCGGGCACCGGGATAAGGCGCGTCTCATGCACGTAGAACTCGGCATTGACGGAGCCGGAAGCCTGCGTTCGGACTTGGTAGACCTCTGGCATTCCGAAGTTTGGCTTTGTGGGGTCGCTGTAACGCTGATCCGTCGGGCTGACATCGTCCAGATCGAAAACCTTCAGCTCCTCGATCGTGTCCAGCCGGGCGATATCCAGCGGCGCGCGCAGCATACCGCCATCGTCAGCCACCACTACGATTGCGGCACCGCCCGTCAGGCGTGACCACCGCAGCGAGTCGGCCAACGCAGGAAGCACCTTCAGGCGGTCCAGCTCGTTGGTCACGACGCTATCTTCATCGCCTTTGATCTCGACGCCGCGGGACACCGCTTTGTCGGCCGGCAGGTCGACCACTCGGCCATACAGCCCGCCCAGCGCGTACAACTCGACGGCAGTGCGAGCCAGCACCGGCGACACGCCAGCGCGGCGGCCCAGCAGCGCCGATTCGTAACCGTCTAGTCTCATGAGATTCCATCAGCTGGCCAGCGCACGTGCGCGGGCGATGTTGTCGCCCATTGCGTTGAAGGCTCGCGACAGCCCATCGATCTGGTCGTCGAAAGCGCCATTCGGGAACATGCGCATCTCGCCAATTAGCGCATCGTTCCACGGCGCCTTGAGCATCTTCACGTTGCCCACGTTGACTTGCGCCGCGAAGGGCGCTGCGCGCGTGGCCTTGTCGCCGCTCTCCGTCGTGAAGGAAAACGGGACGCCAAAGAGCTTCTTCGACAGATAGGCCGCCTGTGCCTTACCGGCCTGGCCGGGATCCTGCGGGATCGACTGCATGACCCGCGGGCCGTCCCGCTTCGCCGTGCCGACGAGCAGCTTCTCGACATCGTCTGGCGTGCCCCTCTCACGCTGCACGTCCGCAATCCACAGCGTTCCGTCAGGACTCCGGCCAAGCAGCGGTCCGGCCGTCCAGTCGCCGGCGTTCTTTGTCGCGGCCAAATCCCAGCCGCGGACCAGCTCGAGCTTGGCCGGCAGCGCGTCAACAATTTCGACCCGACTGGGCTTGAACACCCCACCATCGCGCGGTGCCGGCGCCTGCATGTACTGGCCGGCGAACACATACGGGTTCGCCTCCTCCATGCGCGCCAGATCCGCCGCGCTGTGCTTCTCCGGCCAGAGCGGCGTCCCGTCCTCGTTGCGAGCCGGGATGCATACATGCTCCCAGCGCTCGCCATTCCCGCCGTTCAAAAGCCAGCCCGCGAGATCCCGCTCGTGCAGGCGCTGCATGATCAGGATGATCGGCGTGTCTGGGGTGTTCGTGCGGGATTCCAGCGTGTTCTGGAACCACTCGATGACGCCCTCGCGCACCGTCTCGCTTTCCGCCTCGTCTGGCTTGTGCGGGTCATCGATAATGATCGCGCCGCCGAACCCATCCCGCTGCTTGCCCGCGCCGAAGCCGGTAATCGGGCCGCTCGAGCCCGTTGCGTACATCACGCCGCCGGCGGTGGTCTTCCAATCGTCCCGCGCCGATGACGACGGATCGAGCATGGCCGCGGGAAAGATCTCCCGGTAGGCCGGATGCTCCAGCATTTCGCGCGTGGCGAGCGAGTTCTTCGCGGCCAGCTTGGCACCGTAGGACGTGTGGATGAACTCGGCATCTGGGTACTGCCCCATGGCCCACGACACGAAGTTCGGTACCGCCAGCTCGGTTTTTGAGTACCGCGGTGCCACGTTGATGATCAGCCGGCGGCACTGGCCCCGAAACACCCGTGTCAGCGCATCGCAGATCGTCTTATGGTGGGGCCCGCGCTTCCAATGAAAACGGCGGCGCTGGAAGAACATCCACCGGGTGTAGAAGTACAGATCCTCGCGCGCCAGCTCGGCAGCGGCAAGCCGCTCAGCCGGGGAGAATTCGCGCATGGATCAAACCTCATCGAGCAGCTGGCGGGCAATCTCGCGAAACTCGTTCGGGGACATGTTGACGTTCTGAATCGGGCCACCGCCTCGACCCGTCAACTCGTTACGCACCCTGTCACCGAATTTCTCCCAGTTTCGTGCCTTTAGGAGAAAGATCAGAAGCGTGTCGCTATACTCGCGGATCGAGCCGCATTTCTCGCCCTTGTAGAAGACCGGCTTCAGCGTCCCGTCATACGCCCGGCGCACCGCCTCATCCTCGAGCGCCTCCGTACCCAGCACCACAGCCGCATCCCAAGCCTTGGCGAAGTCGGCGTCTGCGTCGCGCAGCTCGTACAGGTACTGCCTGGCCATGCGCACTGCGCGCGCAGCTGCGCTAACGTTCGCGGTTTCCGCCAGATTTTGAAGGAACTTGGCTCGCCTCTCCGGCGTGAATTTCTCTCGATTTGCCATGGGCATTCCCCCATGGGGCAGGATTGGAGCGGGCTGCCGGAATCGAACCGGCGTCCGCGGCTTGGAAGACCGCTGCCTGACCACTCGGCCAAGTCCGCATGAGAGTGCTGGGCTTCCACCAGCTCCGCGCTGGTCCATGCGCTCGTCGCGCATCCGACCTACGCCGGCCGGCAGGACCGGCGCTGCGCGCCGCGGTTGGCTACCACGCCTTATCGTGAGGCAGCGTCACGCATGTAGTTGCGCCCACTTTTCCGCCCGGGCGCCCCGGTAAGGCTCCGGGATCCGTTGGCGGCCCCGCATACGCTTTTCGGGCAACAAAAAAGCCCGCTGGCTTGCGCTCAGCGGGCTTTGGATGCAATTTCTGCGATTCTGGCGAAAATGTAGTTCGTTTGTCACACGCTGTCAAGCCTTCGCAGGTGTACTCGCTGCTACACTAGCCGGCAACGGGGAAACAAATGAATTCCATTAGAAAAAGCAAGCTAGGTTTCGAACTGCATCCGGGAGACGTCGTTCCGAATGAGCCGTTACTCTATCTCATTGAGGTCATTGACGGCAGCACCGGTGAAATCGATGTCGTCTACGTCGGCAAAAGCAACCGGGGATCGAGCAGGCCCTTCACCGCCTACGATAACAACATCCGGCGGATGATTGCGGGCGACCCGCCCAGGAATGGCAAGGAGTTTAGGCCGATCCACCACCGACTGTTCGACGCCTATCACGCCGGGCAAAGAGTCTGCATTCGACTAGTCAAGAATGTACCCGCCGACACAATCTTGATCGAAGAGCGTCTTCTGCAGATCCACTACGGGCTTTTCTTCGACTAATGCATGTACCTTCACCCACTACCCTAGATAATGTTGCGCAGCCATTCGCTCTCAGATAAAAATTAACCATGAAATACGTAAAATCTGAAATCATAAGCCTGAAAAACAGTTCCGAGTACAATGAAAAATGGCTTCAAGCGAGAATTGAAGAAGACCCGACTATCCTTGGCCTCGGCGACCTGGATTTCAGAGACACAGAGAAGATATTGGTTGGCGGCGGACGGCTTGACACCATACTCTATGACCCCGAGTATAAGAAGCGATATGAAATCGAAATACAACTCGGGCGAACAGATGAATCCCATATAATGCGGACCATCGAATATTGGGATATCGAGCGCAAGAAAAATCCTCAATACGAGCACTGCGCCGTAATTGTAGCAGAAGATATAACCAGTAGATTTTTGAACGTTATCTCCCTTTTTAATGGATTTATTCCACTAATTGCCATTCAGGTAAAGGCCGTAAAGATAGGCGACACAATTTCCTTATTCTTCACAAAGGTTCTCGATGAAAACAAATTCGATCTTTTAGAAGAGGAAAGCGCTTCGGAACCAACCGACAAGGAATACTGGGAAAAGAAAGCCACAAAAGAAAGCTTAAGACTGACGGAGAAAATTATGTCGTCGCTAGGTGAGATAACGTCGGAATATAGTCTGAAATACAATAAGCACTATATTGGTTTGGCAAAAAACAATATCGCCAATAACTTCATCGCATTCGTCCCGAGAAAATCTGCCGTTCTTCTTAATATAAAGTTAGAACAAACGGATGAAATTAACGAGATAGTTGCAGAATCAGATGCCGATGCATTGTCGTATGATAAACAATGGAATCAATATCGACTGAGAATAAAAGAAAGCGATTTAAACAACAACTTGGACATGATTAAGGATTTGGCGCTACGCGCGAAAAATGAGTACATGAGTTAACCCCGCAAGCGAATCGCAAATGCGCGGGGGCGCACATAAAAGCTGCCGTTCGATAATACGTGGGTCAGCGCCGGCCGCTGTGATCAAGCGGCCGGATGGGTGCTTTCATAATGCACCGGCTTTTGATTTGGCCTCGCCGGTTTCACGGTCTTTCACCTTTTCCGCAAGGTCCTTGTCCGTTACATAGATCGCACTTTCGGTGACCTTGGCTCCAAGCTCGTGTAATGAAATTTTGATTTTCGGACCTTCCCACGTCCGAACGTTGGACGTGTATCTCGCGCCCCCGCGAGTTTGAACCGTCACTTCCTCGGTCTTAATTGGCTCACCATAACGCTCGCGGAACATTGCAACAAGCCTGAAGTGGTTTGCTTTCTCCGTAGTCAGGGCAAAATAATATGGCACCCCATCAAGGTTAAGAGAAGAGAGTGAATATTTGAACCCCAAGTCCGGAAGATTGCGGTAGGAATAGAAATTATCCACCACAACTTTACATAATTCATTCCGTGCTTGAGCGCACGGTGGAAGCTCCACCTTTTCTCCGAATTTCAGTCCAAGGAAGGACGTTGGCTCCTCCCACTTGGGATGCTGCAATGCCGAGCTATTATGAGGGGCATTCTTGCCTACCTGCGCCGCGACGTTGCTGGCGGCAACTGCAACGAGGACAGAAAGTGCAAGGTGCAAAGTGCAGTGGCTCATTTTTCGACTCAGAAGTGAAGGTTCATGATCTTTAATTCTTGTTTTTCCTCCATTTTCCATACAGATACTAGGAGCTTGATCTGCGCTATACAACCATCAAATCCCCGGCATCATTTGAATGTTGCTCTTCCTCAGACGACAGTATAGAGCTCACCCAGTTTTCTTAACTGACGAAGGCGCCTCAGCATAGCGCGGAAAAGTGAGAGCGACACGGGCGGTCCGCCTAGCTCGCGCTGCCGACCATGCGGACTCGTCATCCGATGACACCACTGCGTGCTCCCGGAAGGCAGCGCCAAGCCGCTCAACGGCACGTGCCTCCAGCGCAGCGAAATGGGTAGCCATCCATTTCGCCGCCCGCTGCACCTTCCCTCGGTTCACACCCCACTTGTCCCCGATATCCCGCACGGACATGCCATCGCATTTCACGTTCCGTGGCGCGTAGTGCCGGGCGATCAGGTGGAAGACCGGCTCATAGGTATGGATGCCGCAAACATCCTTTGCGTAGCCGGCAAGGATGCGTACGCCTTCCGCCTTCTCTTTCCCGATAGCATATCGCGCCAAGACAGCGCCCATCTCAGGCCGCGGCAGCTTGCTGCGAACCGCCGTCACGACCATGGCGCACTGGCCCCGCGTCTCAAGCATATCCAGGCCGCCGAAGTCAATTCGACCAGCGCCAGGCTCTCCTCGCAGCTGCTGCAGCCAGGATTGCTGCCGACCGGTAAGCGACGAAACGCCCTCCATTGCACGTATCAGCGCGCGCCTCATTTGCCCATCCGCCATCGCCGGCTGCGACAGGATCAGGAACGAGACGTGCAGCGCCTGTTCGGTGTACTGAAAAATTGCGTCCATGCCCTTCTCCACGCTCGTCACGCCCGCTCCAGCGGCAGTTCCATCACCTCGACATAGACGCCTGGTGAGGCGCCGTATTTCTTGCTGATTCGGTACTCGACTGCCTGGCAGTCATCGACCCATACAACCCCGTTCAAGCCGTCCTTGATCGCCTTGAGCACGTTGTCGGCATCGGGCTTCTTGGTTGCGCAGATGAGGCCAACGGCAGCCATACCCTGACGCTTCTTCGACCAGCTGGCTGGGATGGCCAGAGCGATCTCGACCACCAGGTGGACGGGCCCTGCAAACGGCGGGCGACCACCCATCGCCTGCTCAGCAGCCAATGCGACGCGGTTCTCGTAGTGGACGGTTTTCTCCGGCGTGTGGTGGATCACCACGGGCCGGCCTGCTCCGTTCATGACAGGCTTGCCACCGCGCATCAGCGGCGCGCTGCGCGCACGCCCCTTGGCCACAGGCTGGCCCGGGACACGGAAGCACACGCGCGCGGGCGGAAGGAGGTTCTCGTCTTGCTCCATTGCGTCGATTCGTTGGTTGGAGCCGGCGCCCACCAGGGCGCGGACTGGCTTGTCCATTTCTGCCGGCTCGTTTGAGGCGAGCGCGCGGGCTGCCGAGGCGATCTCGCCGGTGATGCGGGCTTGGCCGATGTGCATCAATCCCTCTCCCCTTCATTGAGCGCCATACCCGAGGAGATTTCGGCGCGGATGGCGGCGGCACAGCCCAATGCCTCGACGGGCTTTGCCTCCGGGTCATATGCCTGCTCACAAATCTGTGCCGCCCGCTCCATGCCTGCGGCACAGAAATACTTTGCGGCTTCATAGGCAAAGGCGATCTCGTATTGGCCGCCGCCTGCACGCAGGTACTGCCCGTGCGTCCTCCACCATTCGGCGAAATCTGCTTCGAACCCCTCACGCATGTTGCTCTCCTGCGTTGGGCGCCTCAGCGGTGGCGAGCCGGTCGATGCGCTCGATTTCGGCCAGGATCAGGGCGCCGGCCTTGACAAGATTGCGGCGGTCGTCTGATGGCTTCCACCACTCAGGGGCCCACGGCCAGTTGATGGGAATAGCACCTTCTGGCACTACTGCATTTTCGTAGCCGTTCCATTCGATGTAGCAACCAGCAGCTTGTGAAAGCGTGCCTGGATCGTGCTGATCGTCATGCTCCGGCGTCCAGCCTTCGGCTTCGACTTGGCGGCGTCGCTCGGCCAGTACGTCGCGCGCTGCTGCACTCTCCACCACCGCCCGCGAGGACGATGCGAGAGAGAGAATGGCGCGAGCAAAGGGGATTAGATCTGTGTCGCACGAACCGATACCCCAGGGTTGCATAGGCAATTCCTTGGCGATGTTCAAAAACGCTTCATCCGACAGCGCCACACCCTGCCGGGACTCGACCATCGCTCCCGCATAGCACGCCGCCGGCGTATCGGCATCGTGTTCGGCGGTCGCTTGCTGGAGCGGCGTGCGCGAGGATGCGCGAGCGATAAAGGAGTCAATCTCATCGCAAAGCGCAGCGCCCTTTGGGTAGCCAGGCAACTGATCGATGGCGTTCCGTGCTGAGAGCAAAAGGTTGTACGCCTCATCTGACAGCGCCACACCCTGCCGGTCAGCGCGCGCAGGCTCTGCGGCCAAGCACCCGTCGCAATCATCTGCAATGCATTCCGCGCTGTGCTTGCTCGCGTCGTAGGCTGCGGGCTGTGCGGCGAGTAGGGCGAAGGCGGCTTCAATGGCACGCATCGCGTCAACCCGATATAGATCAGGAACAGCATTGCATGCAGCGTCGATCATTTCGTCAGTTGCCGTCAGTGCGGCAGGCGATGCGCTCTCCAGAACAGCGTCTTCGATCTGGCGGGCGAACTGGCGCCATCCCCATCCCTTCAGGAATCCATCAAGGCCGCCCGGCATGGCATTGGCGACGGCATCGATCTGCGCGTCCTGCAAGCCCGGCATATCGGTCAGAGCCTCCGCGCGCTTCCAATCGCCCTCCGTCATCCCGCACTCGTCGCGTTGCTCGGCGGCAGGCGATGCGCTCGGTGCAGGGTCGGTGTACGCGGCAATGGAGTACGGCCGCACCGACGACGCACTCGCACCACCGTCGCGCAGCGCCTGGTCCTTCTGCGCTGCCGAGATGACGCGCGCCGGATCCTCTTCATGCACCCACGCCACCGGCTCCGCTATCGCTTTCCCGCAGGAATGGGCGATATTGCAAGGCTCGCGGGACCGGTCATGCTCGATGGCCTTGTTCGGATCCACGGTGCGCCAGTCCGGCCAGGCGCGCGCCTCATTCCTCGCCTGCTTCGCCACCAACGCCGCGATGATCTCTTCCGGGCTCGCGCCCGTTCGCCATGCACCGTCCAGCGCAAGTATGGCAACGTCGATCCATTCCCTCAGGTCAGCGGGATCTGCTTCGATCTCACGCAGCTCCTTGCGGATGTGGTCGACCACGCCGGCAGCGCGCGGGCCGGGGCCGAAAGTGCGCGCCGACCATTCGCGCTGCCGCTGCAGGTGGGTGCGGAAATTGAAGTTGGCCTCATCGGCGCCGTTGGAAATGCACATTTTGCTCATGGCCTTTTTTAAGATGTCAGGTTTGTCGTGGTTCGATGCCGTTATTGCCGCCGCTGCCGCCTGGCCTCCTGCTCACGCCACCGTGCCTCGCCGCGCGCCTGGAGCAGCTGCCGCACGGCCGCGGTGACCCTGTCGTCCCGGATGCCAATGCAGGCCATCTTCGCGGCGCAACTCGGCACAGCCTCGCCGGCGATGCAGCGGTTCAGGATCCTGACCGCCCAGCGGCGTTCGAAGGGGTACCCGGCTTCGTCGAGGTATTGCACGGTCAATGCCTCCCGCCCATGGCGCCGGAAACGGTCATGGCACCGCGCGCCTTCCACAGCCACGGACCATCGCCGGCGGCTTCGAAGACTCGGGCCTTGAAATACGGGAATGGCTCGTCTGGGCCTTGGAAGACGCCGACGGTCGCCCCGAAGGCTGTGATGCCAGACGCGCTCTCATGCCACTCGTCGGTGCCCGGTGTGACCGCAGACGGCGCGCGCCGCTTGGCCAGGATGTCGGCCAGGATCACGTCGACCAAGCCCACGTTCACCGGCTGCGCGGAACCCTCCTTGCGGCGTCGCTGCTGGGCGCTGGCAATGGCGCGGGCCACGTCCGCCGGCGTGGCGCCCTCCGCGACCCACCGCAGCAGGCGTTCGTCGCTCGCATCGGCTTCGATGCCGCCTTTGCACAGAACGTCCGCCAACGCGGCGGCAGGCGGCGGCGCCCCCGCGCCCGCGCAACCACTGTCGGTGGTTATGCTGCTGCTTTGGTTTACATATCCCTGTCCCTCTCCCTGTCCCTTGGATGGTGTTTCCCGGGGGACAGCTTGGGGACATTGGGGCTTTGTCCCCGGGGACACTTCGGCTTTGTCCCCTTGTGTCGGGTCGGCATAGTCGGGGGACAAGAACCGCTCCAGCGAGGGAAATGGGATGTGTGTCCCGTTACGCTGGTTGTGCTTCTTGATCCGAGCGCACTCGGTCTTGTGCCGCTGACGATGTTTGCCAGCCCAAGCCTCAAGGGCCTTCTCGGCGACAACGGGGTGGTAGAGCCTGCCGTCGCTGCACTTGATCCAGCCGCGTAGCGCGCCGGTGCGTACACGCTGCCACTCCCTCACAACACGCCCGAAGCCGGCCAGGCGGGACAGCACGTTATCGTCATCAGGCAATGAGGCAGCGGGCTGCTGATGCCAGGAAGCGCACCAGAGCAGCACAGCGGTCCAGCAGGCCTCCGGGGACTCTTGCGCCGCGAGATCGCTGTCGCGCAGCCGCACAACGTCCAGCGGCATGAATTGGAAGTCGCGTAGGTCGCAGTCCGGCGGTGTGAGGGGTTCAGGCAAGTCCATCATGCAGATTCCGTATCCCAGCGCAGCTTTTCCTGAGTCGGATGCGTATCAACGCGCGGCCGGCTCGGGCAATGCCAAGATCCGCCGCCGGCGGAACCGACAAGGCGCCAGCCTGCCGCGCGCAGGGATGCACCGCCCTCGTAGGGCAGCGTGTAAGTGATGAGCTTCCGGTAGCCGAGCGCTTTCGCCGCCCGCCAAGCAGCGGCGTAAAGCATCGAGCAGGCATTGCGCTGGCCATCAGTGCACAGCCGGTTGACCTCGAGCGTCCAGCCATCGTCTAGCGTTCTGGAGACGGGGCGTCCCACCAGCGCCACGCCGGGGATGCGCTCCCCCGCGGCTACGGCGACGCAGAACTTGCAGCCCGCCGGGGGGCGGTGGTGCCGGTGGTGGCGTGCAACGAAGGCGCAGGCCTCGGCAAACGTGATGGGGACGATCTGGAGTGTCACGTGGCCGCCTCCAAAACCAGTCCCGCCTGCCGCGTGCGCGCCGCCTGCAGTGTGATGTAGTCCGCGTTCAGCTCGGCGCCGAGCCACCGGCGGCCCAGGCGCTGTGCAACGCTCGCCACCGTGCCGGAGCCCATGAACGGGTCGAAGACGATGTCGCCCGGGCGACTGCCAGCCAGGATGCACGGCTCGACCAGCGCCTCTGGAAACGTAGCGAAGTGCGCGCCGGCGTAGGGCTGAGTGGCCACCGTCCAGACGCTGCGCTTGTTGCGCGTCTCGCTGTAGTCGACATCTTTACGGTCGGCGCGGTGCTGGGCTTTCTGCCCATGCTCAGCTGCGGAGTACTTCGTCTCGCGCGCGAAGCTGTTGCGCTTGCTGCCGCGAGCTGACCCGTCACGGTGGTAGGTGCCGTGCGCACCTTCGCCGACACTGGTATCCCAACCTTTTGGCACCGGCATGATGTTGCCGGAAACGGTCCGCTTGCCGCCTTCGGCGTTCACAAAGGTGGCACCTTCCACGTACGCGCCTCCACGAAAGCTGTTTGCGAATCCTTTCCCTGTAACGTTTGCTGGCTCGCGGATGGCGGCTTGGTCGAAGTAGTACCGTTGGCCCTTTGTCAGCAGGAACAGATATTCATGTGCCTTGGTGCAGCGGTCCGTGATGGATTCCGGCATAGGATTCGGCTTGTGCCAAATGATGTCCTGGCGAAGTCGCCACCCAGCGCCCTGCATAGCAAATGCCAAGCGCCAGGGCTGGCCAACCAGATCCTTCGGCTTAAGCCCATCGACAACCAGCTCGCCGCTGGTGTAGCTGTCGCCCATGTTCAGCCACAGCGTGCCGTCATCGGCGAGCAGCTGGCGGCAGAGGTCAAACACATCGACCATGTTGGCCAAGAACTCGCGCAGAGTCGGCTCCAGGCCGAGCTGGCCGTCGACGCCATAGTCGCGCAGGCCCCAGTACGGCGGACTGGTCACGATGCACTGCACGCGCACTCCAGCGGCGATCAAGTCGCGCATGACAGCGCGGCAGTCACCCTGGTAGCAGGTGTTGAGCCTCACTACAGCCTCCACCCTGCCCCGCGCGGCGCCATGCGCAGTTCGGCCATTCGCCGAATGCCAGCTTCCCACCCGGAAAGAACTCCCTTGCCGACTATCCGTTCCACATGCGCCATCGGCGCGCGCGGCGCGAAGTAGACCCGGATCGAGCCCTCCACAAACGCTGATTCCGCTTCCCTTCGGTCCAGTACCGGCTTCATCGCCCGGCGCAACGCCGCGGCAGAAACGGCAAACCGACGCGCTAGCATCGGCTCGCTGAAGCGCTGCAGTGGATTGCCGCGCAGATGCTGCATGACGCGGCGCGCAAGGTCTGTATCGGGTGCCGTCGGCGTGGTGTACCCACTTCTGCGTTCAGGCATGGAAAGCCTCCAGACAATCGGAATTCTTCGGGATGAAGGCAAGCTCGCAGGCGCGCTCAACATGCGCCGACCAACCGCGGTCCCACTGGCGTTCGAAGCGGGCCAGCGGGCCGCGCGTGAAAGGGTTTTCCGAATGCGGCGCGCCGGCGCGCGCGGCGAGCCAGCCACAGCGAAAGGCCGCAATCTCGAAGAGGTCAAGCATCCTTGGCCCCCTTCGCCGCATCGTTCCGCCGGTACAGCCGCATCGCCACCGCCATGAACTCGCTGAGGGTCCGGTGGACCTCGTCCTCGATCTGTTCGAGGGCCGCACCCTCCTTGCGGTCGATCTCGCCATCATTGATGAAGCTGCGGAATCGCGAGAACAGATCGCCCAGGTCGGACATCAGCTCCTGCTGCTTGTCGAACAGCTCTTCCCTCCCACAAAGCTCGACGCCGGGCAGCGGCACGAACACGCCGCCGGACTCGCGCGCTATGACCTCCGCGAAGTCCTGTGTCCCGGAGAACGCCTGAATCTGCATCGCCGTGTCGACGTGCATGCGTTGTTCCTTGCGCTCGTACACGCGGTTTTCCAGAGCGGCCTTGGACATGCCAAGCGCTGCGGCCATTGAATCCCAACCGCCAGGCATGGCGCGGATCATCGATAGATATGCGTTTCTGATACCCATAGGGAAAGCAAAGGTCTTGGTGGTGTTGATCCAGGCGCTACGCCGATACAGTTGCACGCATGGCGATCCTGCATAGAGGTGAGGACTTTCACGCTGCCTGCTTTCCGTCGGTTGGCAGACCGTCAGCAAGCTCTGGCCATATCTCGTGCCAGTCGTCAGGACGGAGGTCGCGGCGGCTTACGTTGTAGGCGGACTCGATTGCGACACACCTGCGTGGAGGAACTGGGCGCCGGCGCGTGAGCCACTCGTGTGCCGTTGGCGGCTCCACACCAATCCTCCGTGCGAAGGCGGACAAGCCGCCAGCCAGGTCGCACGCCGTTTTGATAGGTGCAAAATGTTCCATGGGCTCAATCTTAGGCATAGCCTACGATCAAGTCAAGGCATTGCCGAATGTCGCGCACTCGTTGCCTAATTTGGCTATGCCTAAGACCCCCACCCCTCCTGAACATATCGGTGCCCGCCTGTTGGCAGAGATGCAAGAGCGAAACTTGTCGCACGCGGACGTCGCGGCAATGTTTGGCGTCAAGCCTCCGTCCGTGTACGACTGGATCAACTACGGGCGTATGGCAAAGAAACACCTCCCTAAGTTGGTGGAGGTTTTCGGCCACTCCGTAAATTGGTGGCTGACCGGTCGGGACGATGAAGGCATGCAGTCGCCCGGGCTGCCGCGAGGTCTGGCGCGCCTATCCACTGTGCTTGAGGGAAAGTCAGATGAAGAGATCGAGCGAATTGCTCGAGCGCTTGAATTACTCCTTGTTGAGAGCCCGAATAAATCACAAGATGTGACGCGAAAGTACACTGTCGCCGATTCCGAGTTCTTCGGTTCGCATCAAGAACAAAAAAAGCGCGCCAAATAGCACAAAATTTCTCCGCCACGTGCTTTAGAATTTTTTCGATTTTCAACTTTTAAAGCGCGGATCATCATGGATTGGACGGACACTTCGTCCGGAAAACCATGAGGAGAAGAGCTTGAAGCGATTTCTAAAGTGGGGATCGATCGCCGCAATGGCGGTGATCGTTGTCGGTGTTCTTGCGGGAAAGAATGCCGATACCCCCGTCAACACAAACGACGTAGCTACCCCTGACTTGTCGGCCCAGGATCCGCCATTGCCAGTGAGCGCTCCGGCCCTGCTTGCCGCCTACGAGGAAAACGAGGTGGCCGCTAACGCCAAATACAAGAACAAGAGACTGATTGTCTCGGCGCACATTAAGAGCATCGAGGCAGGCATGGGCGACCGTCCATACCTAAGTCTTGCGGGCGGTCACGGACAGTTCGAGATCGCCTCACCTCAAGCGAGGATGGCGTGGTCCGAGGATGCCGCCGTCGCGAAGTTAAGAAAGGGCCAGGCAGTAAAGCTGCTTTGCGTCGGCGATAGTGAATTGGCCGGCATCCCCATGCTGAAGGATTGCGTCCTTCAATAATATAGCGATATTTTCTCTTATTCGAGCCTGTCTATTTGACAGGCTTTTTATATTCCATCGCGAAAGGTCTGCGGAACATTGGGGATTTTACGCATCGATTAGACCTACCGGTCGAGCCAGCTTCAATGGAAGGCTACGGGTAAATCGCAATGCGGGCAATACCTAAAGCGCGATAGCAAATGCGCAGGCCCAATGGAGGCCCGCCCCGTGGTCAACATCATTCATCTGGACGCCTTCAGGGCCACGCATAACATCGAGCGGGGCCTGTCTGCCCGTCGCAAGCCCCTATCAACCGCCTCTTCCGATCCCACACCGCTTCCACGAGCCATAGTGACCGCCGTTGCCCCCGGCGTTCACGAGGTGGAATTGACAGAACAGTGGGCAGCGGACCCTCTAGCGGCCGCTGAAACGCTGATGCTTTGCGGCTTGAAGATCATCAGAGAGTACAGACGCAACGCGAAGCAATCCGGCGACGAAGGTAGTGCCTAAAAAAAAATTAGGCATTGCCTTGACTTCAACATAGGCTGTGCCTAAACTCGCTTCCATCAGCACACCACCGATGGATGCGACATGGACCACCACCAAGCAGCAGACCAGATCGCCGCCGACCTCCGCGTCGGCGCGGTCGAACCCTACTGCCCGCCCGACCAGGCGCTGGAGTATCTGGGCGACATCCTGAAGGCAGGCAACGTCCGCTACCTGCCAGCCGAAACCCCCTCTGCGCACCTTCGCCGCTCTCACGAGCTGATGGGCCAGCGCGCGCACCACATCTTCGATGAACTGATCAGCCGCAACGCACAGCGTGTCGCCGAGGAGGAAAGCGCCGCCGAGCGGCACGCGCGGTCGGATGCGCTCGAGGCGATTTCAGAGCGGGATGCGGCATGACGCTCCTTCGCCAACTCATCCGCACCAATGGCGTCAGCGAGCAGCTCGACCGTCCGCATTCCGTGACCGAGATCTGCGCGCTGATCGGTGCCGAGGCGCTTGACACAGTGGTGCTGGCCGACCGCATGCATGTGATGGTGGTCGACGACCTGGGCCACTACAAGCACTTGCCCATCAATCGCGCTGCCACGGTTCTCTATTGGGAGAAGTGCGGCACGCCCAATCGGCATGTCATCCGCGGAGACGTGGTCATCGCGCCGGATAGCGATTTCGGGAGCGACCAGTGAGCGTCCACATCCTCGACAACATTCGATACGCCATCGCCAAGCAACTCCCAGACATGGAGCGGGGCTTCACGATCCATACGAACTACGGCGATCTGGTTATAGAGCAAGAAGACGCCGCCGCATTTGTTGCCCTGACTGGAAAGGTGCTCAGGCGCAAGCTTGCCCGCCTTGAGGCCGGCCAAGGGACGAAGCCAGCGCGCACCGCAGGAGCAGCGTCATGACGCCGCGCGACAACGAGCGCATCGACCGCTACGTCCGCTGGTTCAACCGATGTGTTTGGGCCGCCGCCGTCTACGCCTTTTTCTACGTCGCCTACTCGATCGCAGTCGACGAGCCCAAGTCCATCCATCCCACCTCCAATCGGAAAACTGCCATGACCCAGCAAGAGGCACCGGCGAGCGAGCCGGTACTGAGCCACACCACGCATGCCGAGATCCAGTTTCTCGACGGCCTGGCGAGCAAGAAGGACGGCGCGATCCTGCTGCGCAACTACGTGCGCAGCTCGGAGAAGCGCGTGCTGTGGGGCGATATCGACAAGGACGCAGCCGTTCGGCATGCCGAGGCGCTGCTGGCGAGGGCCGTCTGATGCTTGCCCGCCCTCTTATCCCCGGTCACAGCTACCACGTCCACGGCGCGGGCCTCGTCCTGACCGTGATCGCAGCCAACCCCGTCGATGCGCTGTGCATCGCCATTGACCTGATCGAGGAATGTTCGGCATGAACATCATCACCATCCGCGCCAGCTCGCTGGCCGAACTCTTCGACTGCCCGGCGCGCTGGGAAGCGAAGCACATCCTGGGCATGCGCATGCCCTCCGGCGCGGCCGCGCATCTTGGCACCGCCGTGCACGCCAGCACCGGCCTGTTCGACCAGGCCACGCTCGACGGCGCGCCCATCACCGCCGACGACGCCGCCGGCGCGCTGGTCGACACGATCCGCGACAAGAACGCCGAAGTGGACTGGGACGACACCGACCCGTCCGCCGCCGAGCGCATCGGCCTGGCGTTGCACGCGCTACTGCGCCGAGATCGCGCCGCGCCAGCGCTACGTGGGAGTCGAGGTCGCCTGCGAGCGCCTGGAGATCCCCGAGCTGGGCTTGGCCTTGACCGGCACCACCGACCGCGTGCGCACCACCGAGGCTGGCTTCGGGATTTCCGACCTGAAGACTGGCGGGCGCGCGGTGGGCACCGACGGCACCGCGGTGACCGCCGGCCACGGCCCGCAGCTGGGCGTCTACGAGCTGCTGGCTGAACACGCCCTAGGCGTGCCCATCAGCGCGCCAGCGCAGATCGTCGGCATGAACACCGGCAAGACGCCGGCTGCGCAGCGCGTCGGTACCGGCGAAATCGAATCCCCGCGCGCGGCGCTGCTGGGCACCGAAGAACAGCCGGGGCTGCTGCAGCACGCATCCCGCCTCATCCAGTCCGGCGCCTTCTATGGCAACGGCAAATCCGTCCTGTGCTCGGCGAAGTACTGCCCGCGGCACGCCACCTGCCCTTACAAGTCCTGACCATGAAAGCCCAAGACATCTACATCCGTCTGACCGATCCGACTGGAAAACACAAGCCGGTGGTGAACCAGCACCGCGTTTGGGACCGCGACCTCTTTGTAGCCAATCAACTGCGCCAGTACGGCGAGGCGGCGAAGCCCGGCGACGAGCGCCTGATCGCCGTCGTGAGCCGCGACGACTACACCGCCTACCGAAAAGGGAACTGACATGACCGCTACCGCCACCATTGAACAAATGCGCGCGCCCGCCGTGCGCGAAGCCAGCATGCCGGTTGTCCGCGCCGGCTTCTTTGACCTGCAGGGCTTCGAGTTGCTGCAACGCGTTGCGAAGGCATTTGCCACTTCCAATCTGGTGCCACAGCAGTATCAGGGCAACGTCGCCAACTGCATGATCGCCCTCAACCTTGCCAGCCGCTTGAAAGCTGACGAGCTGATGGTCATGCAGAACCTGTACGTCGTGCACGGCCGGCCGGGCTGGTCTGCGAAGTTTCTGATCGCCACCTTCAACCACTGCGGCCGCTTCTCCGCCCTGAAATACGAGTGGATCGGCAAGCAGGGCAGCGACGACTGGGGCTGCCGCGCCTGGGCGATTGAGAATGCCACCGGCGAGAAGATTGTTGGCCCGGACATCACCATCAAGATGGCAAAGAGCGAGGGCTGGTACGAAAAGAAGGGATCGAAGTGGCAAACGATCCCCCAGCTGATGCTCATGTACCGCAGTGCGGCGTGGATGATCAACACGGCGGCACCCGAGATCTCGATGGGCCTGCCCACTGCCGAAGAACTGGCCGACACGATCGACATGCGCCCGGACGGCAGCTACACAGTATCGGTCGAAGGCCTGCGCGCCGCCGCTTCGCCGGCCCAGCCGGCCGACATCATCGAGCGTGAGTCAGCACAACCCGCCTCACCTGAAGGGGAAAAAGCGGAAGTCCAAGGCACCGACGCACCAGTTGGCGAGCCCGAGCAGGACGATGGCGGTGCTGTCGGCTCGGGCGGACCGACCTTCCAGGACGTGAACCGCGAGCTGCTGCAGGCCTCTTCGCTCGAGGACCTGGACTATGCGCGCAGCCTGATCAAGCAGTTGCCGGACGAAACACAGAAGGCGACGTTAAACCAGGTTGCCGCGCGCCGCATGCGAGAGCTGGCGCCGCCGGACGAGCCGGCCGCGCAGCCGACCCGCCGCGCTCGCGCACCGATCAACGCTGACTGAACACCTGTGAGACTGCCTGCGCGGACGGCTGTAGCGCGGGAGGAAGAACAGCGCCGCGCCGCCGAATGCTGAGCCGCGGCCCAAGACAAACTGACACCGAATACAGAAATGAGCCACTCCCCGGAAATGCGCGAAACCCTGAACATGACCGCCACCACGGTTGGCAAGGATCTTCTGTCGGCGCTGGTGCTCGAGATGAAGATGCTGCCCGACACCTGGGTGAAGCTGTCGCAGAAGAAGCAGGACGACATCATCAGCCGCCTGCGCGATCGCGTCGACGCCTCGGTCAAGATGGCCGTCCACCTCATCGCCGCCAACGGTCGCACGGTCCTGCAAGGCGATCTCGACAAAGTCACCATCCACAACGGGACGCAGGCCACGGTGAAGTTTGGCAAGGCCGCGCCCGGGTTGCTCGAGCTGGCCGCCGCGCAAGGCCAAGCGGTACTGCTCGTGGTCAGCGGCAACCCCGAGGCATTCACCGCTGGCATGGGCGAAGTTCGCGGCGAGTCCGACCAACGCGGCCTGAACCTCGGCAAGGAATATACGGACGGCGATGGCGACGGCATGCCCGACGCCTCAGGCAAGGACGATGGCGTGATCGACGGCGAGGCCAAGGTGATCGGCATCGAACACCAGCCGTTGCAGGAAGAACTCGATGCTGCGTTGCAGGCGGGCTACGACGCCGCTGCCGAAGGAAAGCCGGAGAGCGCTTGCCCGGTGATGGCGGGCGCGCTGTGTATTCAGTGGGTGAAGGGCTGGAAGGCCTGGCACGAAGCGAATCCTGCGCCGGAGGCAGCATGAAGCTAACCAACATACACATCCGTAATTTCCTCGGCATCCGCGCGGCCGATCTCGAGTTGACCACGCCAGTCACGCTGATCTGCGGCCCGAACGGCGCAGGTAAGTCAAGCGTGCAGGAGGCCGTCCGTCTGGCGCTGGCCGGCGAATCGGTGCGCGTCGGGCTGAAGAAGGAATTCGGCCAGCTGCTGCACGACGGAACCGAATCGGGGTCGATTGTGATTTCCGTCGGCCCGCAGTCCAACAGCGTAGCCCTGCCCTCGGGCAAGGCCACGCAGGGCATCCCGGCTGACCCGCGCCTACCATTCCTTCTGGATGCCCAGCGCTTCGCCCACATGGACGTCAAGGAGCGCCGCGCCTTCCTGTTCGACCTGATGGGCATCAAGATCGGCACCGACCAGGTACGCGAGCGCCTGGCGGCGCGCGGCTGCGACACGAAGAAGGTCGAAGCAGTGTTGCCCATGGTGCGCGCCGGCTTCGAAGCAGCCGCCAAGGAAGCGCAGATGAAGGCCACCGCCGCCAAGGGCGCGTGGCGGGCCATCACCAATGAGACCTACGGCAGCGTCAAGGCCGCCGACTGGGTCGCGCCGGCGCCGGCCGGTGGCCCGGCACCCGAAGACCTTGCCGCGACCATCGCGGAATGCGAGGCCGATATCGCGGAAGCCAGCGGGTCGGTTGGCGACCTGCAGCGACAGCTGGGCGAGATCGACGCCGCGGCGCGTCAGCGCGCCCACCGCGATCGTCAGATTGCCGACCTAGCCGGCAAAGCGGATCAGTTGCCCAAGGCGCAGGAATCCGTCGCGCGCGCGCAGGCCGAGCTGGACGCCTTCCGGCCCAAGGTCGAAGCACTGCGCGCCGCCGCCGGCGGCAAGGTAGCCGGCATGCCGTGCGCCTGCCCCGAGTGCGGCGCCATGCTGCTCTTCCTGGCCGGACAACTGGCGAAGTACGAGCCGACGCAGGCTGATCCCGAAGCCGCGGCCCGCCTGCCCGAGTACGAGCGCAGCCTGAAGGTGCTGGAAAACGCCCTCAAGAGCCGCACCGCCGAGCGTGACGCGGCCGACGCCGCCGCCAAGCAGCTCGAGCTGCTGCGCAAGGACGCCGCGGCTGACAGCGGTGACACCGACGACGAGTTGCGCACCAAGATCGAGGCCGAGCTGGCGATCCTGAAGTCCGCGATCGGCAAGGTCAGCGAGGAACTGGAAGCCGCGCGCACCGCGCGCGGCGCGATCGCCCAAGCCGCCGAGCAGACGGCGAAGGCTGCCCAGCACCACGCCGACGTGGTCGCCTGGGAAGCGCTGGCCGAAGCCCTTGGCCCCGGCGGCATCCCGGGCGAGCTGCTCGCCGAAGCGCTGGACCCCATTAACGAGCGCCTTTCTGCTGCCGCCAACGAATCCGAATGGATGCGCATCGGCATCGAGGCCGATATGACGATCACCGCCGACGGCGGCCGGCCGTATGCCCTGCTCTCCGAGTCGGAGAAATGGCGCGCGGACGCGATGATCGCCGAGGCGATCGCGTGCCTGACCGGACTGCGACTGCTGGTGCTGGACCGCGCCGACGTGCTGATCGGGGCCGAGCGCGACAGGCTCTTCTGGTGGCTGGATGACCTGGCCGCTGACGGCTCGATCGACACGGCGCTGATCTTCATGAGCCTGAAGGCGCCGCCCAGCGGCCTGCCGGAAAGCGTACAGGCGTTCTGGGTGGCGAACCAACAGGCCGGCAACCTGGGGGAGGCAGCGTGATTGTCAGCACCACAACCATGATCAATCGCCTACGCGGACTGCTGGGCACAACGGACCTCACACAGTGGGAACAAGACTTCGTCCGCAAACTGGCCGAGGTCTCGGATGCCGGCGAAGTGACCAAGCTCTCCGGCGCCCAGGTCGACAAGCTGGACGAACTGCATGGGAGGCACTTCGGATGAGCACGGTCAACGTCGTTTTCTACGCGATCGTCAGCCAGCGCTTCTCGTCTGGCGGATACCAGACGGGCAAGCCGACCGTGCGCGTCACGAAATCGAAGCCAGACTGCGCCGCGACTGAGGTACCAGTCAGGATCAGCCTGCAGCTGCCCGAGAGCCTGTTCAAGCGGCCGACGCTGCAGGCGAAGATCGTCATTCCTGATGGTCAGACGCAGTTCGACATCACTCCGGAGGTTCAGGAAGGAATTGCCCAGGCGGTGCAGGACCGACTTGGCATCACGCTGCGTGTCAGCGCGGAGGAGTTGCAACCATGAAACGTGCAGCCCCAACCCCCTGGAACCCATCGCGCACCGCCACCGCGCGCGTGAAGAACCCGCTGCCTGCGCCGACACATTGCCCATTCTGCAGCGCGACAGTCGAAATCGTGAGCAACGAGCATATCTACGGTCGCGCTTACGGCGACTGGCCTTGGGCCTATCGCTGCACCGGTCGCAAATGCCATGCGTACGTAGGTCTGCACCCGTTCACCAACATCCCACTCGGCACGCTGGCGGACGCCCCGACACGCGAGGCTCGCAAACGTGCGAAGACGGCATTCAACCCTATCTGGGAAAGCGGTCGCATGACGCGCGCGGAAGCGTATGCCTGGCTGGCCGGCGCGTTGGGCATCGATAACGTCGAGGAATGTCACATTGGGTGGTTCGACGTGCAGACGTGCCAACGCGTAGTGGCCGCCTGCCTGAAATTGGCAAAGGAGCTGCAGCCATGATCGAGCGCATCTACAACTGCTTCACGATGTGCTCCGGCCTAGGCGGCGGCGCCAAGGGCTTCAAGAAAGCCGTGGCCCGTGTGAGGAACATGGTTGGGCGCTGGCGCTGCATCGGTGGCATCGATAACGATCCTGCCGCGGCACGCGACTTCCACCGCCTGGTGGGCACGCCGTGCACCGTGATGGACCTGTTCACGCGCGCGCAATACGTCGCCTTTCACGGGAAGGAACCGCCGGTGGGCTGGCGCGAGGCCTTCCCGGCTGACGTGCGGCGCGCCGCCAACAACGAGCACCCTCATTGCGTGTTCATCTCGTCGCCCTGCAAGGGCGCCAGCGGACTGCTATCGGAAGCCCTGAGCCGCACGCCGAAGTACCAGGCGCTCAACGAGCTGACGCTTCGCTGCGTCTGGCTGATGTGCGAGGCGTGGAAGGATGATCCGGTCGAGCTGATCGTGTTCGAGAACGTTCCGCGGCTGGCCACGCGCGGCCGGCACCTGCTGGACCAGATCGGGCAACTGCTGCGCCACTACGGCTATGCCGTGAACGAGACGACACACAACTGTGGCGTGATCGGCGGGCTGGCCCAAAGCCGCAAGCGGTTTCTGCTGGTGGCTCGCCACACCGCCAAGGTGCCGGCGTTCCTTTACGAGCCGCCTGTGAAGCGCCTGCAAGGTGTCGGCACCGTTCTCGGCCGCATGCCGCTGCCAGGTGCCGCCGAAGCCGGCCCGATGCACCGTGTGCCGTCCCTGCAGTGGAAGACGTGGGTGCGGCTGGCCTTCGTCGAAGCCGGCAGCGACTGGCGCAGCCTAGATCGGCTGGCCGTGGCAGACGGCCACTTGCGGGATTACCTGATCATGCCCGAGCGTCGCAATGGCGCGCTGGGCGTCCTTGGCTGGGACGAACATGCCGGCGCAGTCGCAGGTGAATCGCTACCGAGCAATGGTGCCTTTTCTGTGGCGGATCCGCGCGGCCCGGCCAACGCGGCACAGTATCAACAGTATGGCGTGCTGCGCTGGGGCGATCCCTCCGGCGCCATCATAGGAGTCAAATCGCCCGGCCAGGGCACGTTCAGCGTTGCTGACCCGCGCCATGCCGGCCCGGCCAAGCACAACAACGAATTCCGTATCGTCCCGTGGCATCGCCCGGCGGGCGCCGTCACCAGCGCCCACGGCACCGGCCAGTGCGTCGCCGATCCGCGCCGCGACGGGCCGACCTTCGGCAAATACGCGGTCACGCCGTGGGACCAGGCCAGCGGCACCGTCATCGCCAGCAGCACCACCGGGCAAGGCGCGTTCGCCGTGGCCGACCCGCGCCCAGGCTTCCACCGCGAGAAGGGCGATGCCTACCTCACGGCCGGTCATTACGGCGTTGTGAGCTGGGGCCAGCACAGCGGCGCCGTGTCCGCGGCGGCGGGCTACGACAACGGACGCTGGTCGGTCGCAGATCCGCGCCTACCTGCGGGAAATGACAAGCTCGTCGCGATCATCCGGGCGCTGGATGGCACCTGGCACCGCCCGTTCACCACGCTGGAGTTGGCTGCCCTGCAATCGCTGATCGAGCCGGAGGAATACCTCGAGCTGGACGGGCTCAGCGATCAGGCCTGGCGCGAGCGCATCGGCAACGCGGTGCCGCCGGAGGCCGCCGAGGCTATTGCCGAGATGATGGGGACTACCCTGCTGCTGGCCGAGACCGGCGAGACGTTCATGCTATCGGCCACGCCGGTGTGGGTGCGTTCAGTGGCCGTAGCAATCGCCGTTGAGAACTGGGGTTCGGCATGAAAGACGATAAGGGCAACCCGTCAAATGTTGGGGGGCAAGGCATCGATCAGGTCCTGCTCCTGCACACTTGCACGCCGCGACAGCGGCTCAAAGCGGCGAGCAACCCATTCTGCGCCGCCACGCGTGCCCTGAATCTGGCCAATAAGAACGGAGGTTTCAGCAGCTATCGCTCGAAGTTCCATGAGGGCTCCGATGGCGTTAATCGACGGAAGCTGGTGAAGAGGGATGCCACTGATCGCCTGGATCCCATACTCCAATCGGCGAATCTCTCGGTGGCGCTGATCCGGCGTGTCGCCGTTTGCTGGATCGGTTCTGTACTCATAAGCGGCTTGCACAGCGAGTTTGACCTCATTACCGATCTTAAGAACATTCAGCAAAAGGCGCTTTTCATCGTTCGCAGCTTGTTGGCTTTCATGCCTGCGATCTTCTTTTCGCTGCCACCAAGCAATGCCAATAGCCGCGCAAATTGCCAGGATCGAACCAACGGCTTGAACCCATGCTGCAATGACTTGTTGAAGTGCTGCGGCATTGTTTTCCATAAGTCCCCTCCGAAATTTTGAGAGGCATCCTAGCATGAGCGAGAACAGCAAAATTGAGTGGACCGACCACACCTTCAACCCATGGGAGGGCTGCCAGAAGGTCGGGCCTGGCTGCGACCACTGCTACGCCGAGACGCGCAACGCACGCTTCGCCGGCGGCACAGCGGTGAACTGGGGGCCGGGTGCGCCTCGGCGGCGCACGTCGCCTGCGAATTGGCGCAAGCCGCTGGCGTGGAACCGCGACGCCGGTGTTTTCTATGCCCAGCACCGCCGGCGCCAGCGCGTCTTCTGCGCCAGCTTGGCCGACGTTTTCGACAACGCCGTCGATCCGCGATGGCGTGAGGATCTGTTCGCGCTGATCCGCAGCACGCCGAATCTCGACTGGCTGCTCCTGACCAAGCGCATCGGCAACGTGCCAGCGATGGTATCGATCATCCCTGGCTGGCTGCCCGACAACGTCTGGCTAGGCGCCACGATCACCAGCCAGGCCGAGGCCGACCGCGACATCCCCAAACTGCTGGAACTTCCGGCGCGCGCGCGGTTCCTCTCGATGGAGCCGCTCTTGGGCCCCGTGGATGTTTCGTCTTGGCTGGGCTACTGCGAGAAGCTCAACAAGCAGGGAATCGATCGGCGCGCCGGTGGCGAGCATGTTGCCTGCGAACAGCACTGCGGCATCGGCTGGGTAATCGTCGGCGGCGAGAGCGGCCCCGGTGCGCGGCCGATGCATCCTGACTGGGCTCGCAGCCTGCGCGACCAGTGCGCCGCGGCCGGCGTGCCGTTCCTGTTCAAGCAGTGGGGCGAATGGTGCGAAAGCGGTAGTTCCGGCAAGGCTGCGTGGGTCGCGGCCGACGGCCGAGGCTATTGCGACATCGACAGCGATGAGGCGGCCGCACTTATGCAGGACGCTGTTGCCGGCAGGACCGGCACAAGATGGCGACTTGTCACGCGGGTGGGCAAGATCGCCGCCGGCCGCCTGCTCGACGGCGTTCGGCACGATGGGTATCCGGAGGTACGATCGTGAACACAGGCCAGGTCAATGCGGCGCTGCGGGCCACCTTCGGCGCGCCAGAGTGGGCGCTCCTGTTCAACGTAGGCGACGGCACCGGCGTGAGTCAGCGCCGCTGGGCGGATGCCGTGGCAATGAACCTCTGGCCGTCCCGCGGCATGGAGATTCACGGATTCGAGGCCAAAGTCAGCCGCGGCGACTGGCAGCGCGAGCTGAAGCAGCCAGACAAGTCCGGGCCAGTGCAGCGCTTCTGCGATCGCTGGTGGATCGTCACACCGCCCGGGCTGGTCAAGCAGGTCGAACTGCCGCCGACATGGGGCCTCTACGAGGTGCAGACGTCCGGCAAGCTGAAGGTCATCGTTCCTGCACCAAAGCTGGAGGCCGAGCCGCCAAGCCGCACCTTTGTCGCGGCCATATTGCGCCGAGCCAGTGGGGCCGATGCGGATGTCGTCAAGGCCCTGGTCGACAAGCAGGTGCTGGAGATACGCGCCCGCGACCAGGAGCACATTGAGCGGCGGATCAAGGACGGGCTGCGCGAGGCCGACGGATTACGCGAGGCCATCGCCGACATCGAGCGCATCAGCGGCGTGAAGATCGGCCGTTGGTCGAGATCCGAAGAGATTGGCCGCGCGGTCAAGATGGTGATGGACAGCGGCGTGCTGAGCGCCTACAGCGGGTTACGGTCGTTGCGCGCCAACGTGAATCGCGCGCTCGAAACGCTGGACCAGGCGCTGGCTGCTTGCGCTGTTCCGGCCGAAACCGAAAACGAGGCGACATCGTGATGCACTGTCCCACCACGGATCACAATTTCTTGGAAGGGAGATAACCATGGGCACTACCAAATACGAAGCCGCGGTGCCGGCCGCCCTAGAACTGGCCGGTGTGGCGCCGGCGCATTGCGCAATCAGCGCCGTCAGCTTCCAAGGCCTGACGGTGACCACCGCAGACGGCCGTCCCGCCAAGCTGGCGGTCATCGATGCCGATGGCAATGTACTGGACGCGGGGCGCGACGTAGAGAACGCCGCCTTCAAAGTCGCGGTCGAGGCCTACCGCAATTTTCTGATGGGGTCTGGGCACCTGCGGGTGCTTGCCAAGCCACCAGGGTCGGGCATGCCACAGATCTGATAAAGCCCCCGGGCTGGACCGGGGGTTTTAATCGCTCTGGAAGAGCGATTGGCGTTGCATGAAAACAAGCCTAGGCGAGCCCTACGCGAAGTCGAAGTAGTCGGCCAGAAGCAGACCGCTCCGGCCGCGCTTGCGCCCGTCGACACAAAGTACCTCGACTCGACCGTCCACCTCCTGGAGTTCCTCCAGCAAGTTCTCGACCGTATCTGCACCAAACTCCTCATTCTCGTCTTCGTGGTGACTAGGCCAGAGAAGAACGACACGAACACGCTCAGGATCAAAGGTCTTGATAAATCGGCCGATGGTCGTCACAGCGTCTGGCATTTCCTTGTAGGCTCCCGGGTGAAGCGGCCCAGCAAAGCACCATCGTCCACCCGTCATCTTCCCCTTTGTTTTGCCGATGAAATCGGTCAGGCTCTCCCCGGACTCATGGGGTGACATAAGTCGAAGGTACAGGCGCCGATCCTTGCCGAGCCGGAAAACGTCACTGAGGTTCGACGCGGTAGGAATGTCACCATTCGTACCGAACCTGGGGTCTTGAAACATCGAGCGCAGCACTGTGCTCTTGCCAAAGTTTCGAGGGGCCACGATAAAGAGCGCCCTCTCCACGTAAGTTGACAT